CGATTCCGAACTCCGGCGGAACCCTTTACATCAGCATCCTGAGCCTCAGCTGGAGCGTGCAGGGGCGCATAATGCTGTACGACCGCCTGTTCGCCTGCGGGGCCTACGCGTACAACGCCGACGTGACCCTGACGGCGCAACCCAGCTACGCGTCGCGGCTTCCGATAGCGGGAGATTACAAGGGACTCCAGCTGTGGATCGAGACGGTGACGGCATTCACCGGAACCCCGAGCTTCGAGATCAACTATCTCGACCAGGACGGGAACGCGGGCGACACGGGAGTCATCTCTGCCGGATCGGCTCTGACCGTCGGGCGTTGTTTCCACATGCCTCTGCAGACGGGGGACAGCGGCATCCAGCAGATCACCCGGGTGCGCTGCACGGTTGCGACGGCAGGCACATTCAATGTGATGGTGCTGCGGCCTCTGGCCGTCGCCACCTGCGCCATCACGGGACTGGGCGAGGTGCAGGACCTGCTGCGGACGGGTTTGCCGAGAATCTTCCCTGACACGGCGCTCTACGCGCTGGTGGAGACCGTGGGCACGTCGTCCGGCGTGCCGCAACTGATGATCGAGGTGGCCGAGGGATGAAATCCGTCTTCCGCAGAGCGCCGTCCAACCGGCTTGCCGCCGGGATGCTCGTGCGCCTGAGCAACGGATGGACCGCGCACCTGGTTGCGGATGATTTTTTCGAGTGGTCCGGAATCACTCATGACGGACAGGTGATCATGTCGGCGTCGGGAGGCTTTTCCGCCACAGGGCAGAGACGGGAAGGCGGAAGCGCCATCTTCCAGGGATCGTCATGGATGCAGCAGTCCGCCACCCGGCAGGCAGGCGGCTCAGTGGAGATGACGGCGGCGGGCGAATTGTCAGCGTCCGGCGGACGCAGGATGCACGGGCAGGCGGCGATGAGCGGCCAGAGCGGGATGTCTCCGGCTGGCGGCAAGAGCATCCCTGCAGGATCATCGATGCAGGGGCTGTCATCGATGACGCTGTCCGGAATGCGGTCGGCTGGCGGCGAGGTGGCGATGAGCGGGCAGTCCGCCGTGGCTGCGGCGGCGCAACAGATCATGGCGGCGGCAGCCGTGATGGGGGGTCTGGGTTCCATGGCGGCGTCCGCCAGCCTGGCGAATCATGCAGCGGCGCTGATGTCCGGCTCGTCTGGATTCATCGCGGCGGCGGAGGATCATGGAGGTCCAATGGCTCAGGTAAATCCGGCAGCGTTCCAGATCACCCGGTTCTCCGGGATGAACAGCTCAACATGGGTTGCGGTCAAGGTCCCCCCGGGAATGCCCGTGTGCCGGAAGGTGGTGATCTGCAATCAGTCCCCCAACACCATCCAGGTAACCACGGATCCGGACGACCCGTCGGCGGTGGACAGCATCCCTGCGGGCGGAACCTACACTGTCACGTTGTTTTTCGGCATGTTCCAGGGCGGCGCTCTGATGCCGAGTCCGTACGGCGACGTGGTTTGCCTGATCAAAGGGGCCGGCCCGCAGCAGCCCCTGATACTGTTCTCGGCGTGAATCGGCAGGAGGCGGTTGATCGTGCTTGTGAAGAACGGCAGCGGCAACGTCCAGGGGGGCAACGGCAGGATCACAGGGATGGCTGCACGAACCAGAGACAGAGGGAAATCTTGGAATCAGGTGGTGAACGGAAGATGGAAGTTTCGATCAACGGAGACAGCGGCCCTTCCATGCGGCTCAAGATCGGGTTCCTGGCGTTGGTTCAGGTGATTGTGGCATTGGCCACTTTTTTCGGAGCAATGAAGGTGATGAGCATGGATGTGGAACGGCTGAAACAGGGGCAGCAGATGGCCAGTGAGAAGATCGACCGGATGCTGGATACCCAAGCCAGGATGGAAACGACGATACAGCAGCTGCGGGAAGAGGTGCGGTACTACCGCGAGCGGCTGGATCGGCATATCGAGAAAAATCAGTGAAAAGGAGGCTGGGAACGATGAAGAAAGTGCTCAAAGGCGTGGTCAAGGGAGTGCAGGTCGTAGGCGTGGGGCTGGGCGCCGCGGCGCTGACGGATCCGGTTTCTCTGTCAACGATTCTGCCCCCGAAGTACCTGCCGCCGGTGCTTGCAGCCAGCGCGATCATCAACGCATTCGCGCCGGGCCTGGCGCAGGATCTCAGGAAGAAGAAACAGGAACTGGGCGGGGAAGATGAAACGTGATTCGCCTGACCTTCGCCTTTTCTGGACATTATTTCCGAAATGTGGGGCATTTTGAGAACTAGCAGCGATAGAACCCCGCCTCGAGTGTATATACTCCTACGGAGTATATACCGAGAGCGGGGTTCTGTCGCTGAGTTACTTGCCCTGCAGCGAGAACAATATTTCTTTTACTAGTGTTATATACGCGCGCGTATTGGTATTGAATACTGACACTGGCACTGTCACTGGCGGACGGCGCCGTCCGCCGGAAGGGAGGTTCAGTCATGGCATCGATTCGCGACCTGGCCGACGCCGTCGTCCGCATGGAAGGCTCCATGCTGCCCGGCAGTGTGAACATGACCATGGTGGCCCAGCACGGGCTGTGGAACGTAGGGCATCTTGTATGGGCTGACCAGAGAAACGCAGTGCCCGTAGTCATCAACGGGCGCACCTGGGCCGGGTGGCCGACCTACGACGAGGCCTACGCCGGCCTGATCCGGCAGATCCGGCTGGACACCTCGCGAGGAATGACACTGTCCCAGTTCATCGCCAAGTATGCGCCGAAGAATGAGAACAACACTGCCGCCTACATCGCCAACGTGAGCGCATGGACAGGAATTCCCCCCGACGCCCGGCTTTCCGATGCGCTGGATGATTGGCAAAACCCTCCCTTGGCCCCGGCGTTGAACTCCCGCCTGACGCCGGGGCCGGTTCCTGGTGGGAAACGCTCCTTGCCGGCAATGGCGGCGGCGGATTCCAGATCGCCGGATTCGACGGAGCCGCAGCGCTCTGGCTCCTCGCAGCCGCTGTTGGCATCCTCGGCATTGTCATCCTCTCCCGGCGGGATTGAGCCAGGCAGCGGATCCGGCCCGGACTCCAGAATGCCCCGCGCGAGCGCTGGCTCAGCCCAGGACAAGCCGGAGGAGCCGGGGGATACCCTGACCATACCCGCACCGTCTCCGGCTCGTTCCGGGCCAATTCTGGCGGCGCAGCGGGCCGCTCTCGCAAGGTTCCTGATCCGGCTGGCCCGCCTGATCTCTGGCGAAGGCCTGAGTTCTGGTGTATGATTCCCGCATGGAGAACTCCGTCATGTCCCATGAACCCTCAGTGATCGCCCTGCCCCTGCTGGAGGACTGCCATTCAGCCCGCATCGTAGACCTGGCGTGCGCTTCACTGTCGGACGCCGCCGAGTACGGCGTGTCGAACCATGGCTGGCAGATCGTGTCTCTGCCGCTCTCTCTGCTGGTCGGCAAAACCCACCTCATGCAACTCGATCTCATGGAGCCGGACTCTGCAACGAAACTCGCTGCAGTAAGCCTTGAGGCGCTTCTGCAGGCGCAGAGGGATCCCATGAGCGACCTGACCGTTCGGCGGGTCGTGACGAGGAACTACGTCATAGCCGTGGCGAGCCTGGCCGACGGCACGCATGTCTACGAAGCCGTTGAGCTTATCGCCAACCGCGACGCGGAGGATCCGGCGATGGCCGCCATCCAGTGCTACGACGACGTGGACGAAGAAGATGAATGGGAAGACGACGAGTTGGAATGGGAGGATGAGGACGAGGAATACGAGGGGGACGAGGAGGATGAGGAGGATGAGGAGGACGAGGAGGATGAGGAGGATGAGGAGGAATACGAGGATGACGAGGATGATTCCGACTTTGAGGTGGAGGACGAGGAAATCGGCGTCGACGGCGCTGATGAGATTGACGTGGAGGAACCCGGGGAGGAAGCTTTGGATCCTGAGCCGGACGGCGACGGTGCGGGCCGGGCGGCCTGACCGAAACCCGAAGCGGGCTGTGCTGTGGGTCGGCGCCGGCTACTGATGCAGGTTATTGCCTTCCTCTGCATTCCGTAGTATTCTCTCCATAGTCCTCTCTGGACGCGCAGCGCTCGTATCCTCCGGTGCTGCATGAGGCCATATTCCTCCGGGCCTCGCGAGAAGCCCCTGATCCCCCCCTACCGGATCAGGGGTTTTTTCTGCTCTGTAGTGTCCAGTGGATTCGATTTTTCGCCCTCCGAATCGAAAATCCCTATTGACTCCAACACAGAGCGAGTGGACAGTATTACCATAGTGACCGATTTAGGAACTAAAACATGACCATGCACGATCTCTTCCGGAGACACCCGTACTCGATCCGGGTGCTCCGCCCCACCGCCGCCTTCCCGGACTGCGAGTGGCGCTGTTACTCCAATCTGCGGTTGCTGAAGAGCACCGTCGCCGCCTACCGGGCGTCCTGCATCACCGCCAACGTGCAGCCCGAGTACGAGGTGCGGGTGTACGACCAGGAGCGCCGCACATGGTCGCCGTTCGAGGACATCACCCTGGGAGACCCGTCATGAAAAACTCCGCCCGCTGCCCTGACTACGAAATGCAGATCGCCTGGAAGCGCCACATCGACTTCCTCGCCCACTGCCGCTCTGCGAAAACGGTTGCCCTGGCGTGGATCCATTTCCGCCGCGCCGTGATGCGCTGGATGCGCCGCGAGAAGGACAATGGGCTGCGAGCCAGGCTGGGACGGCTGGCGTTTCATGATCCCGTCTCGGCTATTGACTCCCTGTACAAGGTGCTGGTTAACCTTGAACAGATCCATTGCGAGATCTACTCTCTTCTGAAAGGATTGCCCGTCAATGAATCCGACATCGCCTCTTCCGTCATCGAACGCCCGGACTGGCTCCCGCCTTCCGATCCGGCTGCTGGTTCCGGCGCTGCTGCTGCTCGGCGCCGCTCCCGCCGCCGCGCAGACAAAGCCTGACGCCCGACAGCTCCGCGCCCCGGCTGCGCCGCCTGTCGTCGTGCTCGTGTTCCAGGGCGGCAAGGCGACTCTCGCCGCCCTGGGCGAGGGGCTGGCGCTCGACACCACTGTCTCGCCGCCCGTCATCCGCGCCGCAGCATCGACTGTCACGGCGTCGAAGCTCGTCCGCGCAGCGGACGGATCCTGGACGCTGCCATCCGGTTGCGCGGCCCCGGCTGCGGTTTACCGAAACGGACTGCGCCAGTGGGCTGCGGACGACTACTCGATCTCCGGCTCGGCTCTCCGCTTCCGCGACGGAGCCGCAGATCCGAGCCTCGACGACGATACCGTGATCGCGGAGTGCAAACAATGAAAACCCTGGCCGATTATCAACAGGATCCTTTCCTCATCTTCGCCTTCCCGGAATACCGGGACGATGCGTGCTACATCATGCTGGCCGAATCCGCAATCCAGTCTTTGGAAAAAGCGAAGAACTCGGTCAAGTCCCCCGTCGAGGAAGCGACCGTGCCCGTGCCGTACCTAGAACTGATCGGCATGGATGGCGTGGAAAACGACGCCAACGTCAAGCTTGGCAAGGGCGTCGGTGTGATCACGGCATACCGCCTGTGGAACTACGGAGTGGACGAGGACACCCGCCTCGATTTCGTCACCGGAGCATGTGAAACCTACGACCTGGTAAGGCTCCAGTTAAGGGAAAACAAGAACGGCTGCGAGTTCCGCGCCGTCGGAACCAGCGATTACGAGGGTCTCAAAGGCGGCGCTTACGAGTACACGCCGTGGATCCCGCTGGAGAAACTGGCCGACGCGGCGGAAAAGACGGCGCGCATGGCCGCCGACAAGGAGAACTTCGAATCGGAGTGACGGCTGTGCGGCTGCTTCTCCCGTTGCTGGCTCTGACACTCGCCGCCCAAACCCGCATCGACGCGCCCACGCAGGCGCGAAGCATGAGCGGACGAGCCTACTACTACGCCGGCACAGAGCCATTGTCGATCCCGGCCAACTCGTGCGCAGAGTTCCAGTTCCCGGCGCCGGGCGCAGGAATCGGGGATCGTATCGCTCCCGGCTGGCCGGAGTCGCTCCCCTCCGGCGTCGTCGGCGTCATGCGCGGCGCGGACAACGCCATCGTGGTGCGCTTGTGCGCCGTGGGAACCGCCGCTGCTGTTCCGTCTGCCGTATGGAGTGCGATTGTGATCCGGGAATGAACTGGAGGTATGACGATGTTTCCTGATCCTGCGGATCTCGCCGCATCCCGCGACGCGTTCCTCGAACGCCAGCACCGTCTGTGGCTCGCAGACAACCGCGACCGCATCGAGGAACTCATCGGGAAGCTGCGCGAGGCGTACTCGCTTTCCCGCAAGGTCTGGTCCAGCGACGAGGACGAGGTGCCTGCGGCGATTCTCAATGCGCTGTACACGGCTGAGTCGGAGCTGGAGGACTGATGAGAGTCCTGAACCTGGGCGCCGGCGTGCAGAGCACAACCACCAAGTCGAACGAGCAGTGGCTCTGGCTGCGGGACAACGACCCGGAGGGCTGGGCGCGTGCGGTCGAGATCGACGAGGCCCTGAGAAACGGCGCTGTCGCCAGCCGGGGGATGGCCGGGCAGCAGTACGTGCATCGGTCCGCAGTGCCGCTAGCCGAAGCCGACCTGGAGCAGGACGGCGGATCCAGCAGCCCGCAGTTGTCGTTCGCGCTGGAATGCACAGGCATGTGCGGGGTTTGACTGGGAGACAGGATGCCATGACTGATTTCAACCACGGAGATGCATACCGGCTCCGGGCGCTGGGAGTGGCGGCGGATCCGGACGGGCTGAGCGTGATCACGAGCGAAGAGTTTCTCAGAGCCTGCCTGAACGCGCTGTTCCGGGTTCAGCGGGAGCGAAACGAGGCGCTGGCCGCAGCGGCCCGGTGGCAGCGTCTGTTCTGGCTGTGCTCGATGGTCTCGCTGGCGGCGGCGGCAGTCGCTGCGAGGAGCTGGCCATGGTGAGAGACAGGGGGTGTCTGGAACGGTTCATCCGCGAGGCTGCGGACGAGGACGAGCTGCAGGCGGTGCTTGACTACTACTACGGCGGCAGCATTGAGAGCTACCTGGAGTCCATGGATCTGAACTCCGGGGAGGATCTGGACGAGCTGATCGAGGACTGGGGCGGGGAAACCAACGCCAGGCAGTTCATCTACGACTCCGTCCACGAGGACTTCCGCGACGTCGAGGAGATGCTTGAGAAAGAGCGGCGGCGGCGGGAGATCGAGGAAGAGGAGGATCGGCAATGGGCGGCCTACCGCCGCCTGGTTGTGCCGCTGATGGAGCAGGCCGTGCGGTACGCGCGGCGCCATCCCGACATCTACTCGATCCGGGAGAACGAATCGAGCACCTACATCTACGGCCCCGGCGGCGTGATCCGGTTCAGCGACCACCCGCAGAAAGTCGAGTACGACAGCCGGGGGTATCCCGTCGTTCGCGGCGGCTGGGCAAAGAGAGGCGGGCTTTGGGAGGACAGCTACTACCCGGCGGCGGACTACTCGCTCGATCCGTCCAACATGGACAGAATCGACTGGGAGGACGTGCAGAAGTGGCTCGAGAGCATCGCCCGCGACGAGGACGACATCCCGAGGGAAAGCAACCCGCCGCACTGGGCGTCCAGGCGCATTCCCACGACGCACTGGGGCTGGGTCGTCGACGGCAGGGTCCACGACTTCCTTACCCACGAGCCTGAGGACGGAGCCGAGGTGTGGGACCACGGGCAGGCGGCGCGGTGGCTCATGGAAAGGAAACCGGAACTGGCCCGCCGCACGCTGGAAATGATCCGCAGGCTGCCCGGCGGCTCCCGCATCCGGTCGCTCGACGACCTGCACTGGCAGTCGTCCCTGTTCACCGGGTTCGAGCACGCTGGCGCCGTCCGGTTCCTCGTCCAGCCGCCGGTGCTCGAGATGACCACCGCGTTCCTCGACGACAGCCGTTTCCGGGACAAGATCGGGAACCTGACCTACGCCATGCGCTCGCTGGCCCGGCACGCCGAGCAGGGCGGCTACGTCGAGTTCAGCGTCGGCGGCTCGGTCAAGGCGAACGAGATCAAGGTTTCCCGCAGCTACGTTCTCGATTTCGACAGCCGCGCCGAGCTGGTCGATGCCGCCGAACAGCTGGAGGTCATCGACCGCAAGTCCAAGCTGGCCGCGTGGCTCAAGGCGAGAGGAGCATGACCGGGAACTCCAGGAGCATCCGATATGCAACCAGGGAGCAGATCGACGCACTGCTCCGCGCTGCGAAGGGCAACGTCCGCGACAGGGCGCTGCTGACCGTGATGTACTGGCGCGGCCTGCGCGCATCGGAAGCCGGCAAGCTCATGCTCGCCGACTACAACCAGCAGGCGCGCCGTCTGTTCGTCAGACGGGCCAAGCGCGGTTTGGGCGCGGAGTATCCACTGTCGCCCGACGAGGTCTCTGCGCTCTCCGCGTGGCTGCGGGTGCGGGGTTCGGATCCGGGGCCGTTGTTCGTCTCGAAGAAGCAGCGCCCGGTCAGCCGTCAGCTTGTGTTCGACCTGGTGCGCCGCTATGCGCAGATGGCAGGCTGGCCCGGGGAGCTGTGCCATCCGCACACGCTGAGGCACTCCATCGCCGTTCATTTGGTCGAGCAGGGCGTCGACCTGCTCGCCATCAAGGACTGGCTGGGGCACAGCAGCATCAACAGCACGGTCATATACGCCCAGCTGACCAGCCGCACGCGCAACAAGGTTGCCGAGCAGGTGTATTCCTCGCTGGAGCCGGAAAAAGTGAGAGTGGACTGGGGCAGGAACGAAAAGAGGCGGCGATGATCGAGGTTGCGTTCTACAAAGCGAGGTATGGCAACAGGTGGGACAGGATCGTGGCTGCCGGCACCGGCAGCCCTTACTCGCACTGTGAGCTGGTATTCGACAGCCGCACCGGATTCAGCGCGAGTCCGCGCGACGGAGGCGTGCGCCGCAAGCAGATCGACTTCGAGGACGGAAAGTGGGATCTGCTGCCGGTAATGTTGCCGGATCCGGAAACCGATTGCGAGTCCCGCATCTGGCAATGGTGCTTGTCCCAGGAAGGAAGGCAATACGACTGGCCGGGAGTGTTCGCCCTGGGTCTCGCCGGGGTGTCTGCCAGCTCCGGCGTTCCGTGTGACATTCCAGCCTGGTGGTTCTGCAGCGAGTTCTGCACTGCCGCGCTGCAACAGGGCGGGTTGTTCCCGTCCCTGCAACCGAAATTCGTCACGCCGCATGCGCTGTCATACGCGATGCTGGCATGGAACGATTGCATGAGAAGAAAGGAGAATCGATGATCATCAAAGGCAACCCCAACGTGAAGCCGATCCGTGAAGCATACGCTCCGCTGACCGAGCTGCAAGTGTTCGACGTCTACCAGACGCGACAGGACTACGAAGAGGCCACGGGCAATCCGTGTCCGCCGCCGGATCCAAAGCGGCGGCGAAAGCATTGGTTCGACCCCGCCTACGCGGGAGTGCGCCAGGAGGACGATGACGGGCAACTCGTGTTTTACCAGGCCCTGGCGGTCAACCCGCGCACTCGCGCCGTGGTGCGCGACATCAACGGCAAGCCGATGCTCACGACCATTGCTCTGAGCAAGTGGGAGGCCGGCCAGGTCAACATCCCCGAGGGCACCACCAACGAGTTCCCGCCTTCCGAGCCGATCATGATGTTCGACCAGATCCAGGCGCCGCTGCGTTCCCTGATGCCGGAGGAGGAGCTGGAGTTCTACGGCCCGATGGGCGTGGTGCGCGTCGTCAACACGGTTCTGCGCGACGCAGGCAAGGCCGGGTCCGAACAGTTCACCAATGCTGACCGGGAGACGCTTCGTCAGATCCTGCAAATCGTGCAAGAAATCGGGCGGCGAGTTTAGGCGCTAAACGCATCCTGCGGGCGCGGATCATGCCGTACAACAGTTCTCCGGGCGGTATCCCGGACGCCCGGCTGAGTTGCCGGATGGCGTCCGCGCCCGCTTCTCTTTGCCCTGTCAGGAGCTGCCAAATGTACTGTCTGCTGCACCCCATGATGCGCCCGATCCGGGCCAGGTTGATCGGCCTGCCGTACACTCTCTCCAGCGCGGATTTCTTCGCCACTACTGATAGATTATCCGGCTCTGATGCCAACGAAAACTGCCAGTTGACACCGGACGCACCTGGCGTTAGCGTGTGATTTCAGCCATGGAGGAACGATGCAAATTCCCATACAGGAGCTGATTCGCCAAAGAGAAACCCTGGCGGCGCAACTCAGGCAGGCCAACGCGATCCTTGCCGAGGATCTCGAGGATTACTCATCGCTTCGGAAGCGGTGTGACGAGTCCCAGGGCAATGAACTGCTCGCCGCTCTGCTCTCGCGGCTGGAGACCGTCGTGCGCCGCCAGATCGACGCCAATAACCAGACGCTGTCGGCGGTGGAGGCGGACCTGGCGCAACTCAACCGGGCGCTGGGGCAGATGATCCTGCACGCCGCGCCGATCACCGGCAAGGGGAATTGAGCCGTGGCCCGGAGGAAATCGACAACGACCATCGAGCCTGACATGGCCGGCCCGAAGGCTTTGGACATGCTCCATCTGGAAGAGGTGGATCTGGCCGAGGACGACTGGAACGTGCCGGCTACCGACAACCGGGGCCACAGTGCGAAACTGACCACACGCGTGCCGCCTGTGATGGCCCGCGCCGTCGAGCAGCTTGTGCAGAGCCGCGTGTACCCGTTCCTCACCACCGATGATTTCCAGAGATTCGCCATCCGGCTGGCTCTGCACGTCCTGAACCGTGCTGCGGGAGGCCATGTGGTCACCACGCTGACAGCAGCGGAAGCCATCATCAAGATCGTACGGGACTACGAGAACCTGCAAGCCGTGCAGTCTGCGCTGGAGATGGCCCGTCAAAGCTGCGAGGCGATGATGGCCGACGGAGACGCATCCACGCTGGCGTCCCATCTCGCCTACATCGACCACACGCTCGCCAAGATGAGCGGGACAAGCGCCTGGCGGCGCAAGTTCGAGGCGGACTGGAAACGTCAGAGCCAGCGCTACCGCGACTATCTCCGCAGCGTGAACGGAGCGTCGGAGGAGCCTGATGACGAGTAGCGCCGTCCGCCCCGACGACAGCATCTTCGCCGGCGTCGACCTCCACGAGCATCTCCGCCTGCCGGAACGGTTCCGTTCCATGCGCCTGCAGCAATCGGTGATGGCGCAACGGATCCTGGACTCGGCGCTGGACTGCCGATCCAGCGTCCATGCTGCGCCCACGGGAACAGGCAAGACGCTCGCCTATGTAGGCGCTGCTGTGGCAGGCAATCTCCGCTGCTGCGTGCTGACTGCCACCAAGGCGTTGCAGGACCAGATCGTCGGCGATTTCGGACAGTTTTGCCTGGATGTGCGCGGAGCGGGGAATTTCCGCTGCGCCAAGCTCAATGCGAGCTGCGCCGTGGGCAGGAGAATGAAATGCGCCGACAGCTACTGCGCCTACCGGGCGCAACTGTCGCGCATCCCGCAGCACTCCGGAGTGGTCGTAACCAACTACGCGTGGTGGATCAATGCGAGGAAAGCGGGCATCAACACGGGCCATTTCCATCTGCTCGTTCTGGACGAGGCTCATCAAGCGGTCGACATTGTCACGGCATTCTCGAGCGCACGCATCGATGAGGACACCGCCATGCTGCTGTCCGGCGCAGCGAACTGTCCGCATCCCGAACCGGACGCCTCGTCCTTGCTGAAATGGACGGAATCAGTGACTCCGCACGCCCGCCGCTTTCTGGAGACCGCTGTGAGGAACCACGACCTGCGGCGCATGGACAAGTTTTGCGAAGTGGTCGATGCGCTCGAGGCGGCGCCCACGCTGCTCGGACGCCCTGGCACGCTGGTCAACACGGATAACGGGCGGATTCTCATCGCCCCGATCTGGCCCGCGTCCAATGCGCAGGCGCTCCTGTTCGCCGGCATACCGTCCGTCGCCGTAGTCAGTGCGACGATCAACCGGGAGATTTGCCACCTGCTGGGCATGGAACTGGGAGCCTACTCGTTTTACGAGTACGACAGCGAGTTCCCTCCGGAGAACGGGCCGGTGTATCTGCTCGATGTGGCAAGGCTGAGCTACCGCACGGAGCGTTCGGAGATCGGAAAGGTTTATGAGGCTGCGCTGGATCTGTGCAAACGCCATGGCCGGCAGAAGGGCATAGTCCACTGCGGCAGCTATGCGAGAGCGTCCGAGTTCTGCGAACTCGCGCGCAGGGAGCTGCCCCATGCCGTTTTCTCGCACACTCGCGCCGAGGGCAGCAGCAAGGCGGTTGCTGCGCACAAGGAGCACAGCGGGCCTGCACTGCTCGTCAGCCCCAGCGTGGGCACTGGCGTGGATTTTCCTGACGAGCAGGCCGAGTTCCAGATTTTGCTCAAGACGCCGTACCCGGACATGAAAGACCCGATAGTGGCCGCCCGCTGCCGAAAAATGAGCCACTATCCGTCCATCATCGCTGCGCAGGCGCTCGTGCAGATCAGCGGGCGCGGTCTGAGGCATCGCGAGGATCGATGCGTGACGTACGTCCTGGACGGCAACGCAAGGGTTTTGTTCGAGCAACGGCCCGGGCTGTTCCCGTTGTGGTTCCGGCGCCGTGTGCACTGCCAGGAGGACTGGTAGGGTCTGACACATTTTCCGTTCGATGTCGCGCCGTGTGATCCCGCACGGTGCAGTGCCAACAATCTGTCTCTGTTCAGGAGGTTGTAATGCCACTCAGCTTGAATCCCGCCACTTTCGTCAAAGGCGGTCTCATCAACGATGTCGATGTGCGGATCCTCTCCGCACGTTTCACGAGCTACGACTACCAGGGGAGGCTGACCGGAGCCGACCAGCTTGTCTGCGCCCTGAAGCTGGACTATGCGCCGCTGGACAATCTTGAGGATGTCCACACGGACTACCTGAGCTTCGGCAAGATCGCCGATTTCCAGCCTACCGAGGACGGCAAGGGCGTCGAGAGCGTCAGCGGCAAGATGCCCAACCAGGACACGGTGTTCCACCTGTTCATGCAGTCGATGCAGGAAGCCGGATTTCCGATGGCCGAGCTGGACAAGGGGGACATCAGCGTCCTGGACGGGCTGGAAGTCCACATCGTGCGCCGCCCTGCGCCGGAGCGGTGGAAGGCGCTGGCATCCGGGCGCCGCAGCGAGGGCGAGCCGGTCCGCGAGAAGACGTACCTCGCCGTCAGCAAGGTGCTGGGCCGGGCCAAGCCGCAGGCGAAGCCGGGCGCCAAACCCGCTGCGAAGAACGCTCCTCCGGCGGCGGACATCGAGTCCAAAGCCGCCGACGCCGTGCTCGCAGTGATGTCGGAAATCGGCGGCGGCATCAAAATCAAGGCGTTGCAGATGAAGTTGCTGAAGACATTCACCGCAGAAGATCCGGCTGTCCGCAAGGCGATTCTGGAGAAGGTTGCCAACACGGAATTCCTGACCGGCATCGGACTGTCCGTCAACGGGGACACTGTCAGCGTGGGGGAAGACGTTCCGTTCTGACGAGCCATGCGACTCTCGCGCATCAGCAGCCGGTTCTGCCTGCCGCCGTCGCAAGGGCGTCCTCCAGGAGTGCACATGAGCGGCGTCATCCGCGCTGCGCTCATGGCGGCCAGGGCGTGGCCCTACGAGCGGGACGGTGCGGAGCGCAGCGAATCGTCGCAGCTCTCCATGGCGGTCGGCCTTGCGTGGGAGGACTGGTACGGGCCGCGGATCCCCGGAGCGGTCTACCACCCCGGCGCGCTCTTTTTCGAGGGTGTCTGGTTCAGTCCGGACGCCCTCGATCTGGACAATCTCGTCCTGCACGAGATCAAGACGACCACCAAACACGAAGCGACGCCGCGGAGCGTGCTTCACTGGGATCTGCAACTCCGCGGCTACTTGTGGGCGCTGGGAGAAGGCGAGTGGCGGCGAGCCGTGCTGCATGTCTTGCACGTCGGGCAGCCGCCACTTCCCGAGCTGAGGATCTGGGAGATCGAGTACGACTACGAGGAGTTGAGAGACACATGGAAAACCGTGCTGAGTCCGTTTATCGCCAGAGCGATTCCGGAGACGTAGAGCTGCAGGAGTTTCGCGCACTCGCATCCCGGTGCAAATGGGACATCCGTGTCATCCTGCGCAGGCTGGGACTGGCGAGGTTCTACTCCGCCAGCACCCTGGTTTACGCGAAGAGGAAGACAGAGCTGATCAGATTGATGAAGAAGTGGATCGCCGCCATGGGTCCGTTTTCGGTGACGCGGCGCGCATCGTTCGCTTATATCGACCCATATCTTGGCGAGGAGATCATTGCGCTGCCTGTCGATTCCGCTGCGCATGACTTCGCCTCATGGAACAAACGGAAGCTGGCCGCAGCGATCCTGGCGATGCAGGATCTGCTGCTGAGGATGCTGTACGACTGCGGCATGCCAGGATTGGCGCCGCAAGAGCACTCGCCGTCATCCCCGCTGGTGTTGTCAGGCGGGAGCGGCACTGCCACCGCCACCGACACCGCCACTGCCACCGACACCGCCACTGCCACCGACACCGACACCGCCACTGCCACCGACACCGCCACCGACACCGCCACCGACACCGCCACTGCCAATTCCCAATCGCAACTGAAGCATTCGGACAAGTACATGGCGCAGTATGTGGCGCAACTGGAGCTGCAGCTGAAGGCTGCGGCGAATGCGGCGGGTGCGCTCAGCAAGGCGGCGGACGAAGTGCATGAGATAGGGCTTTATCTCCGCAACGCCTACGCTAGCGAGATCGCACGGGGGGAGCACGCCAACCAGACGCTGTGCCAGGTGCTGCGGCGCTACCTGGAGAAGGAGCGCATGATGGCCAAGGCGGCGCCGTTGCGGAGAATGTGGCTCGCGCTGAAGTTGTGGTGAAGGAGAATCCGAAATGAAGAACGCAGTGAAGCCGGTTGCAGGCAAGCAGAGCCTGTTCCAGAAAGTGACCGTGGCCGAAAAGCGCTCGCTCAGCGTGTGCAGCTACGGCCACGAGAAGAGGGGCAAGACATGGTTCGCCCTGTCCGCTCCCGGACCCGTCGCCGTCATCAGCAGCGACAGCGGCACGGAGAACGCCGTGCGCGAATGGCAGCGGCAGGGCAAGGAGATCTACCTGTTCCAGCACACGCTGCCGCCGCTGGGCCAGAAAATCGACGTCTACGAGAGTGCGTGGGACCGGCTTGCAGAAGCGATCTACGAGGCGATCACCAGCGCCCAGTTCCGCAGCGTGGTCGTGGACACTGCAACAGAGGTGTGGGAGCTGTTGCGCCTGGCGAGGTTCGGCCGGCTGACGCAGGTCATGCCGCACCACTACGGGCCGGTCAACAACGAGTTCCGCAGCCTGCTGAACAAGGCTGTGGCGAGCGACAAGAACACGGTTTGGATCCACAAAGTGAAGAAGGTCTACAAGACGAACAAGGAGGGCAAGGACTCCTGGACTGGCGAGTGGGAGCGCAGCGGATTCGCCGATTTCGGGTACATCATCGATGTGGTGATCGAGCACCGCATCGTGGAAGACGAAGACTCCGGGAAGCTCGACTTCGGCGTGAAGGTGATCGACAGCCGCTTTCGCCCGACGCAAGTGTGCGGGCGCATCTTCACCGGATTCGAGGCGACGTTCCCAGCGCTTGCGATGACGCTGCTTCCTGACACTGGCATCGACGCCTGGGAGGACTGAAAGATGATATTGGTTCCTGTAGGGGATCGTTACGAACTCGCGGACAATGGTTGCATTGTGCTGTCGCTGCCGGCGTCGCTGTTCGCCGGGCGCGAGGCGGCAGAGCAGGTTTACGCCGCCTTTGAAGCAGCGCTGGATCAGCGGGAGCAGGGCTACGAGGAACTGCTCGCGGCTGTTGAGGAGGACGCCGGCTCCCGCATCGATCCGTCGGATCTGCCCGACAGAGTGGACATCCGGGTGCAGGCCCGGCTGAGTCTTGATTCCCCCGGCGTGCTTGTGGTTTGCGATCCGGTCACGCAGGCTCTGATTGCGGAAATCCGTCCGGGATGCAGTTCCCGGAAAATGCTGGAGTGCATGAAGAAGATCGTGGAGTGGGCGTTGGAGCGGGCTTTCCGCGAGTACTGCAATGTCCTGCTCGACGCTCCGGATACGAGTTTCGGTTACGAGGAATGAATGCTGTGGGTCGACGAACGGGAAGGCAGCAGGGAACTAGCGGAGCCGCTGCGAGCGCTCGGACTCGACGTCGAGTTGCAGCGGCTCGACTACGGAGACGTCTGCTGGATGGGGGACGGGCCGGATGGGCCGTGCCTGGTGGGCGTGGAGCGCAAAACCGTGACCGATCTGCTCGGCTCGATGCGCACAGGACGGCTGTGCGGACACCAGCTGCCGGGCATGAGCACGCAGTACCAGACGCTGTACCTGGTCGTGGAGGGCGTGGTGCGCGAGTGCCCGGAGCACGGACTGTTGCAGCAGCTGTGGCGCGGGCGCTGGAGCGACGTTCGCGTGGGCCAGCAGCGGTTCATGTGGACCGATTACGAGCACTATCTGACTACGCTGGACACGCTGGCCGGGGTGCGAGTCAGGCGCACCGGGAGCCTGCGGGAGTCGGCTTCCGTCATCAAGGCGCTGTACTCCTGGTGGCAGAAGCCGTGGAGCCGGCACGGCAGCCACAAGGTGATCTACACGCCGGATCCGCGCACCGTGTTCCTGGTTGCGCCGACCACGCTGCGCCGCGTGGCGGTGCAGCTGCCCGGCGTGGGCTGGGAGCGCAGCCGCGAGGTGGAGCGATACTTCCGCACGGTGCGCCGCATGGCGGACGCGGAGATTGCGGACTGGCGGAACATCTCCGGCATTGGCAAAACCATTGCCGCCCGCGTGCATCGCATCATCAACGAGGGCGACTGAGATGAGATCGGAGCAGTGCCCGTACTACCGCAAAGGGCTGTGCCCGTCCGGGCGCACCGTGGTGGAGCCGGTGATCGTTCCGGGCAGCCGGTTGATGATCATCGGGGAAGCGCCCGGGCCGACAGAGGACAGCGAGGGCGTTCCGTTCTGCGGCTCGAGCGGCGAGGAGCTGAACCGGATCTACCTGCGCCAGGCGGGGCTGCACCGCGACCAGGTGTCGGTCACCAACACGGTTCTGTGCCTGCCGCCATTGAGTTCCCGCGGGGATTACACCCCGTCGCAGGAACTGGTGGAACACTGCAGCGGCCGGTATCTGGAAGGCGCTCTGGCCGCTGCTGCGCCGGATGTGGTTATCGCCGTGGGCGCCGTCGCGGCGAGGCGCATGGGACTGTCCCGGCCTTTGGAAGAGATCGCATCGCTGCCGCACTGGATCCGGCTGGACGGACGCAAGGTTCTGCTTCTGCCCAGCTACCATCCAGCCGCAGTGATGCGATCCGAGACGCGCCCGGCTGTGATCATGACCTCCATCCTGCGCGCGTTCGAGCAGGCGGGGCAGGCGCTGCGCGGGAAGTTGCCTCCGGAGGATGCTTTCCCGGAACCGGATTACTGCGAGGTGCCGGATCCGGCGGGGCTGTCGTTGTCCGGCGGCGATGTTTCGTTGGACACAGAAACCGTGCATGGCGAGTGGTACATGACGAGCTGGTGCGAAGCGCCGGGAGTCGCCAGGTGTACTCGCAGCCGCGACGTGGTGTCGGCGCTGCTGGACGGGATCAGAGGCTCCGGCATCCGCCTGGTGATGCACAATGCGCCGTACGACATGGACGTGCTGCGCCGCGCAGGGTTCCGGCTGGACGGCATTGAGATCCACGACACGATGCTCGCCGCCTACGAGTTTCGCACCGTGCCGCAGGGCCTGAAAATGCTCGCGCGGCTCCTGGCCGGGATGGAGATGCACAGCTATGAGAGCACTGTGCTGCCGCACACGTTGGCCGCTCTCGCACAGTGGGTCGAGGATGCGGAGGAGACGCTGCGGAACCGCGTGCTCGCACTCACGCCCGTGCGCGGCGAGCCGCTGCCTCTCATCCAGAACCCGATTCCGGCCCGCTGGCTGAAGCGCAAGGGCGAGACAGTCCGGGAGCACCGTGAGCGCCTCATGGGCCTTCGCAGCGAGATCGTCGAACTGGCGCGGACGGCGCCGGCGGTGCCCGTGCTCGACAACGCCGGAATGAAGATGGTTGCCTTGCTCAACGAGGTTCTTGCAGCGGGGCAGCGTGCATCGCACGAGGCGCTGGCGCTGCTGGACAAGGTCAGGGATCGCATCATCGCAGAGGATCCGGCAGCGTTCGAACTCGCAGTGCAGGCGGCTGAACTGGAGCGCCTGCCGCCGCCGCCGCAGAACACGCTGGCGCATTGCCCGGACGATGTGAGAACCCGCTACTCGTGCCGCGACGCGGACGCGACTCTGCGGATTTGGATGATTCTGAAACGGGAGCTTGGAGTGGAGGACTGACGAACGATGGAACGCGACTTCAACTTTTCCTGCGGCGCATTTTCGGCCCGCGCCCGCATCCGCGTATCGGACGGGGTGCTGACGCTGACCGTGCAGTCTGTGCAGCCGGACGGCAACCGGGAGCAGCTCGCGGATCTCCTGCTCGGCGCGATGATGCGCACTGTGAGGCTCCGGGGAGCAGTGGCGTCGGCAGTTGACGGGGACGCGGTCCGGTTGTCGGCCAGGGTCTCCGGCAACGCCGACCTGGACGCAGCGCTGAAATCCATCGACGCACGGTGGAACGCAGCGAGGCCGGCGATACGATCCATGGCGCAGCTGCTGACGGAGCTGGAGCGCCGGGGCTGGAGCAAACGGGATCTGAGCGCCGCCACGGGGCTGAGCTACCCGCGTCTGTGGGCGCTGATGCAGGACAACGGCGGCTGGCCGAGAGCGGCGGTATTCCTCAGGCTGAACGAGTGGCTGGACAAGCAGGCGCCGGATCTGGCGCCAACTCTGTCGGTGCTGGAGATGGAGGCGAAGAAAGTGCTGGGAGGGAACTTCTACAGATCTTCGAACAGGAGCGGGAAATGAAGCAGCAGATGACGAATACCGAAACCGCGGCAGTGTATTTGGGAGTGCTTCTGATTGCGGGCCTGTTAGCCTACAGCATCGCCGCATCGCTTGGATGGCAGTACTTGTTCTCGCTGATCGGCTCCATGGCGCTGGTGTTCGGCATTGCCATGTTCTCCCTGCCGAAGGTTGCCCGGTGGGCCGCAGTCATGCTGCTCGCCCACGCCGACGCAGTGGACAGCTACCTGGAGAAGGAGGTGGAGGCCTACCGCCGGTACGAGCGCGAAATTCTGCAGCGCGGGGAGGAGTGAGCCATGGACGTGCGTCTGGTGGACAGGCCGGATCCGGCCAATGCGTACCGTATCGACAGGGGCTGTCTGGAAATGATCGACGAGTTCCATGCCCACGGAATTCTCGCCGACCCGGAGCGGTTCCGCGAGCTGGACGCGAAAGTGGCGTCGGAACTGGAGCAGGCGCGAAGAGAGCTGCGCGACATCGCCGGGCGCGAGGTCAACGTCGGCAGCAGTGCGGATCTGGCGCGGTATCTGTACGACGAGCGCAAGCTGGAGCCTCCGCTGGGGCTGCGCTACACGGCGTCGGGCGCCCGCTCAACCGACAGCGAAACGCTGAAATCGATGCTGCAGCTCGATCCGAGCGTCCGGCTCGTGCTTCGCATCCGCGAACTTGCCAAGCTGCGCAGCACCTACACGCAGCCGCTGCCGCAGATGATCCAGCCGGACGGGCGCATCCGCACCACGTTCCGCCACACATCCACGGAAACCGGGAGGCTGACCAGCGATAACCCGAACCTGCAAAACATCCCTGGCAGAACGAAATTGGGCCTTGCCATCCGGGACTGCTTTGTCGCACCGCCGGGGCGCGTGCTGATCAGTTGCGATCTGAGCCAGATCGAGATGGTGCTGGCCGGGCATCTCAGCGGCGACGAGACGCTGCTCAATGCGATCCGCAACGGCAGCGACATCCACACGCTCACCGCAGTGAACGCAATGGGCGTTGCCGAGGCGCAGAAGCAGTACTACATCGGGCTGAGCCTGAAGGCCAAGCGGGAGGATGCCGGAGGCAACGAGGAATGGACGGACGAAGAGAGAGCTGACTGGAAGCGGTTCAAGCAGGAAGTGCGGCTGCCGGCGAAAACCGTGGGATTCGGCATCCTGTACGGGCAGAAGCCGCAGGGCGCACAGTACAACATCGTGGCGCAAGGCGGTCCGCTCCTGCCGCTGGAGCAGTGCGAGCAGATGGTGGAGAGCTTTTTCCGCACCTACCCGGGCATCCGGCGCTGGATGCAGCTGCAGGAATCGCGGGCCACGACGTTCGGCTGCGTCTGGGACATGTTCGGGCGGGTCCGGTTGCTGCCCACGGCGATGAGCACGCACGCGCCGCTGGCCAGGAAAGCGGTGCGCGAAGCGGGGAACATGCCCATCCAGTCAAGCGCACAGGGAATTCTGAAGATTGCGATGAACCGGGCGATGGAACTCGTGCGCGAGTTCCGCAGCCTGGGATTCGCAGTGCTGCCTCTGCTCCAGATCCATGACGAGCTGGTGTTCGAGGCTGACGAGGACTGCGCGGAGGATTTCGCCTCCGCGTTGCGGCAAATCATGGTCAGCGCAGTGAAGCTGAGCGTGGACTACAATGCCAGCTACTCCATTGCGAGGAGCTGGGGACAACTGAAATGAGAGGACGAAACATGGCAACCAGAAACGAAGAACCTGTCCGGATGGAGGAGCTGGGGATTGCGCCGGAGGAGCTGGAGAGCTTCTCGCGCACCCTGGCGCAGTACATGGATGTGCGCAACCGCATCCGCGAACTGGAGGACGAGCAAAAAGCGGCCAAGGAATGGCTGATGGAATTCCTGTTGTCGCGGGGCCTTGAGAAGGCGCAGTACGAGTCGGTGGTCCTGAGCTACCGCGTGCAGGAGCGGCGCATGATCAGCCGAGAGAAGCTGCTGCGCAACGGAGTCCGGCCCGACATCATCGCCCGCAGCGAGGACGTGACCCAGTTCGCGGTGCTGGACGTGCGCGAGAAGAGGCGGAAACTGGGCGCCAGCGAGGCGATGATGGAGTAGCGGCGATGCGGATCGTCATGACGAACCCCAGGGTGGCGGCGGTGCACCGCCGCTGCCACACAACCGTGGTGGTGCTCCAGGAACGCGGCTACGAGATCGAGCTGCTGTACACGAGCCTCGCCGCTCTGGACGCGCTCGCGGAGGACATGGCCGCCGGCGTGGACGCAGCGCTGGACGGACAGGCGGGCACGGAGTGGCACAACCCGAAATGCGCAGTGCGCACTCGCCGCAGCGACGAGATCAGTGATCTGCTGTACGACGCCGGGCTGCTGGAGAGGCCTGCGTTCATGAGGCGCAGCAAGAGCGTCAGTACGCCGCGCGGCGAGGGCGCCCGCGTGCAGCGGATCGAGAGTGTGGCGGGATCAAATGATCCCAAGCCCAAGGCGAAGTCAGAGTGACGTCATGGCGCGGCGCAGAGTGGCGGTGCCGTGTGCGTTGTGCGGCGCACAAGTTCCGACCGCGACGCAGTGGCTGAAGGCGCAACCGGATCTGCGGCGGATGTGCAGCGGCTGCCGGCTGCGGCAGAAGCGGCTGCGACTGGCGCTGCACCGCGCTGCGCCGCGCATCGAGGCGCTGTTGTGGGTCGCCAGGGAGGCGTTGCGGCAAGCGGAAGCGGCGCTGGACGCCATACCGGATCTCAGGGAGATCGAGCGGGCGGGCTACCGGGCGCGAGTGCCGGCATCGCTATGGACATCCATAGAGGAGATGCTGCCGGAGTGGCTGCGGCGGCTTGAGGGAGGAGTCGATAAATGATTTGCTATCAGTACTTTGCAGACATCAAGAGGATTTGCAGAGCGCCTGCTGCGGCATGCGGGCGCAGAGACGGGATCCGCAAGTCCATGAAAACAGGGAGAATATTTTTTCGAAAAAACTGTTGACAGTCTGACAGTGGCGGGGCATAATCAAATCATGACGGGCACAGCCCGGCGGCCTGGGAGATCAGGACGCCGAGCGGTGCTCGGCGACGGCAGCGCCGCCCCATCAAGGCGGTAGGCGCCGTTGCGGTGACCTGCCCCGGCCACCGGGGGCAGGGAGCTGCACACACAGGTGGCAGCCTCCCCGGGGTGAGGGCGTCCCCCGGGCGGGCGGATACAGCGCCACCACGCTTCGGCCAATAGGCTCAGAAGCGCCGCCCCATCAAGGCGGTGAGCCTGAGCACACCGAGGCGTGGAACGGAGGACGCCCTCCCCAGAAAACAAGGAGAAAACAATGCCAAGACACAAGCACTCAGTCCTATTGGAGTTCGACGTTCCACATAACCCCAGCCGAAGACGGCAGTTTTGTCGGTGCGGCTGGCTCCGTGACGTGTACGGAGCCGACGGCGAGCTTTTCCGCCGTGAGTATGGTCCATGGCGTCAAGCGGAGACGCTTGACGAACTCAACGACTATCTGCGGGAAATGGCGCTCGCCAAAGATCGCCATTAACCCGCCTGACGAGTCCCCTCATGCGGCAGGGGGACGAAACACGGGACTTGCCCCGTGTCGCGGAATTGCCGCAAGGAGAAGGGAATGGAGAACCTCATCAGCATCTTCGATCTTTCCCGCGAGAAGCAGGTGTCCATCGATGTTATCGAGGAGCTTATCGAAGCAAAGCTCCTCTCCGCCACCCCCGACAGGTTTTGGATCACCCGTTCCTCCGTGGAAGCGCTTGACCGCTTCCTTGAGGCCGTGCGTGAGCTCAGGGAGTATTGGGAATCCGCCTGACGAGTCCTCCCGTGCGGCGGGGGACGAAACACGGGGCTTGCCCCGTGTCGCGGGAAGCCGCAGAGAGGAAGGGAGACATGACTGACATCAACGCCATCGCCGACCGTGCCGCACGATCCGGCTGGTTTCGGATTCCGCGTGCCGAGGAGGGACCGTTAACCGACAACGGCTATCGGTATCGGTCAGGAGCTTGGGCCATCGACGTTTTCTACGGTCCGGGCAACCGCCCGGTGTCCGCCGAGATCGTTGACTGGCCCGACAATGCAACCCGCGCCTCTGCGCGGCGCAAACTGAAGGTGCTGCTCTCGAGGCTCCTCGAGAGTGAGGAGACTGCCTGACGAGTCCCCCCGTGCGGCGGGGGGACGAAACACCCGGGCGTCCGGGTGTCGCGGGATTGCCGCAGAAAGGAATGGTATGAACAAAAATGGCTTCGTCAAGGTGCGCAACAGGCATGGTTTTGTCACCATGCATGCCGGTTTCTCGATTCTCGGTGCAGAATCTGCGCTGAGTAGGAATGCCTGGACCGTCTGCGCGCGCGACGCAGACGGCGAGGAGTGGGCGTGGGCGCGTTTGGCCACGCCCGCAGAAGCACAGCAATGGCTCGCCCAGGGGAACAACCTGGGCGAGTGGGTGGAGGCCTGACCCTCCCCAACCCGCCTGACGAGTCCCCCGCGGTGGGGGACGAAACGCCCCTTGCGGGGCGTCGCGGGATGCCGCAGAGAGGAGAAACTATGATCATCTTCCGAAATGCAGATAATACCATCGTCGGCTGGGTGCCGATCAGCACGCGCGAGGTCGAAAGCATCGCCCACGCATGCGCCGCGGAAGCGCGGCACCTCGCCGCAATCGGATGCCGGAACTGGACTGCGCACTCGCCCGAGGTTCACTCCTATCTATTCGGGAGTCCGGGCGACGGCATCATCGCCAAGTATGCGCCTGGATCGGCAGACCACGGACACTGGCTGCCGGAGTCGCCGGAGCAGTGGCTCCGGCTCTGGACCGCCTGATGAGCCCCCGCGCGGCTGGGGGCGAAACGCCCCGCGAGGGGCGTCGCGGAATTGCCGCGAAAGGAGATCGAGATGGCTTACGTCATCGTCGATGACATGACCCAGTCCGTCATCGACGGACCCTACTCGTCCCGCGCCGATGCGGAGCAGGCTCTGCTCCGCATCGGCCTGGACTCGGCGTATGTCGCCGAGTCCCCGGCTCCGGAGCCGCCGTCCCGCCCCGGCACGGAGCAGATCGAGGCTCTGCGCCGGCGGTGGCGCCATATCGCCGGCGGCCACTGGGTGGCCGCGTACAACGCCATGCGGCGCGGCGAGTGGGAGACCATGCGCCGCGAGGCGGGTGCGGCCAAGGACGCCCGCGCCCACGCCGACCCCATGGTCGGCGCGGTCTTCGGCGGCCCGCCCCCCATTCCCCGCGGCCTGGAGCGCTACGAGGAGGCGGGCGCCCGCTACGAGCGGGAGATCTCGCGCCTCGCCGGCGCCGTCAGCGCCGAGATGCGCCGTCACGAGGACTGGCGGCGCGAGATGCGCCTCTGGGAGCGCGAGGCCCGCCGGCGCGGCGGCGACGCTCGCCAGCTCTTCCGCGAGTTCCACCGCATCGCGGATGCCCTCCCCGCCGCCGGCGCCAAGGTGTCGGTGCTGCTGCGCCCGGCTGTGCGCGGCACTCATCATGAGGCCGAACTGGACGGCTCCCGGCTGCTCGTCTACGTTCCGTTCGAGCAGCGGCTGGCCCCGGGCAAGCGCCGCCGGGCCGTAGTCGAGCTGCGGGAGCACAGCAGCCCGCCTGATCATCATCGTGCGGCCAACTGGGTCCGCTGGGAGGATGAACCATGAACGAAAAAACCACCACAACGCGCGGGATCAGCATCCCGCAGGAGTTGCTGGATGAACTGGACGAGGTGCGCTGGCAGCAGAGGCGCAGCCGCAGCTCGGCTATCACCGAGGCGATCAAGCTTTGGCTCCGGCACCAGAGGCCGGAGTCTTGGCGCAACCAGAAACGCAAACCACAGGAGGAACAATGACTGTACTGAATCTGACCCAGCATCCCGCCACGCCGGATCAGGTCGAGGCAGGCGTGGTGGAGCCGCCTGACAAGGCGCTCGTGCAGCGCCTGCTCACATTTGACGAGATCCCCGATCCGGTGGAGATTGCCACGCGGGCGTTCGCTCTCGCCGACATTGCGGCAGAGTACGCCGATTACCATCATGTCGACGCCGTCATGATCGGCGGCGCGCCGTACCTGATGTCCGCTCTGGAGGCGGCGCTGAAGGCGGTCGATATCCAGCCGGTGTACGCATTCACCCGGCGGGACGTCGTCGAGCGCGTGCAGCCGGACGGCAGCGTGGCCAAGATTGCCGTGTTCCGGTTTGCCGGCTGGGTCCGCCCGTGGCCCTACGGTGAGGGGGAGGAGGAGTAATCATGTTCGTGCGAGGCTTCGTGTACGGAGTTGTCTGCGGCGGCCTGGGCGCCGCCGCCGCCCTCAACATCGAGGCGGGCAAATTCGGATACGCCGCTGCGGATATCGCTCTCAGCTCCGCGGCGCTGCTGCTCGCCGCGCGGGAATGGTTGCGCACCCGGCGGTTCGCGCGTCTGGTGGAGAAGATCGGAGGTCTGCCATGCGGCTGGTGATCCAGTACCGGAAGCCCAGCCTGCCGCTCCGGCTTCTGTGGGCCGCAGTCATGCTGGCCGGGTTGGCGCTGATGACGGCGATCCCTGTCGCCATCGGGTATCTCTGGCTCACGCGGAGGCTGCCATGACTGCGCACAGGAAGCATTCCTGGCTTCGCCGCATCGATCCGGCGCGGCTTCCTGTGGAATCCCTGCTCGACGCCATGGAGCAGGATCTCGGCGTCGGCGTGTGCCTTGCCTGCTACGAGGAGCAGGATCAGGTGGAGCCGGACGGGCAGGGGCTGCTCTGCGAGTCCTGCGGAGAGCACGCCGTGTACGGCGTCGAGATCATCGTGATGGCGGTGCCCTCGACCGTGTTCGGGGGCGCGGAGGATGACGTGCAATGAAACCGCAAGCAGTGCTCAAGCTGGCCCCCGGCGCCATCGAGCTGGGGGCCAACAGCCGCATCGGAGACGAGCAGATCGACCGCATGGTCTCGGATCTGCTCGCCGTCGGGGTGCAGTTGCAGCCGGTGGGCGTTGTCCGGCATGGCGGCGCCTACCGGCTGGTCTACGGCCACCGCCGAACGAAGGCGATCACGCGCATTGCCGAGCGCGGCCTCGTGCCGGAAGGGCATTCGCTGCGCAGCGTCATGGCCGTGCTGCTGCCGCCGGGCACGGACGAACTGGCGGCGCAGATTGCGGAGAACAGCCACCGGCTGGAGTACTCGCCCCTTGAAGAGGCAGCGCTGGTTGCCCGCATGGAGCAATCAGGGCTGCCCTCCAAGCGCATTGCCGAACTGTTCGGGCGAAGCCCGGGCTGGGTATCGCAGCGCAAGGCGTTGCTGTCGCTGCCCGAGCCGGTACAGAAGCTGATCGGGCACCGTCTCACCGTCTACCAGGCGTACCAGCTCACGCTGCTGAGCGACGCACAGCGCGAAGCGGAGATCCGCAAACTGCTGCGCGACGCGGACGGGAAGCCGCAGGAACGGCAGGAGTCGGCGCCGCGCCTGTCCGGGCATTTCAGCCGCACTGCAGTGATCCGCGAGTTGAGCACTGCAGTGCAGTCCCTGCCCAAGGGCGACGAGTGCCGCCGCATCGCGGAACTGGTTCTGCGCCTGCTTCATGGCGAGGTGGGAGCTGACAGGTTCATCCGCAGTCTGGAGCAATTGTTGGGCTGATTGAATGGGTGTGTATACAGATACCGGATCCGTTCACAGTCCGGACGCGGGATTCCCTGCATAGGATGAGGAGAGAATATGGCACAGTACCTGACCTACCGCAACGGGCGGTTTGAATGGCTCGGAGGCTACGACACCAAACTCATACCCAAGGACGCCAAATTCATCTGGGATGTCGAGCGTCGCTGCTGGTGGACCGATGATCCGGCCAGGGCGGAGGCGCTCAAACAGTACTGCGACCCGAGCGCAGCCGAGGCGCTCAATGCCTGGTATCGCCACCAGCAGGCGGAACTCGACGCCAGCATGGCCACCGATGCCGACATCCATGTCCCCGCACCTCCCGGACTGGCCTACCTCGGCTATCAGAAAGCCGGCATTGCTTACGCGATGCGCCGCGAGGCCACGCTGCTGGCCGACGAAATGGGCCTGGGCAAAACCATCCAGGCCATCGGCGTCGCCAACGCCATGCCGGAACTGCGCCGCATCCTGGTTGTCTGCCCCGCATCGCTCAAGATCAACTGGGCGAGGGAGATGGACAAGTGGCTGGTCAACGAGCGCCTCACCATCGGCATCGTGCGCGGCAGCGAGTGGCCGCAAACCGACGTCGTCATCATCAACTATGACATCGTCGAACGCCATCTGCGCAACATCCATGGAATCAACTGGGATCTGTTGATCCTGGACGAGGCCCACTATGTGAAAAACCCCGACGCCAAACGCACCCAGGCGATCATGGGCGTGAAGCGATGGAATCCCGACGCCCGGGAGTGGATCGTCATAAAACCCGCCATCGATGCCCGGCGCCGGCTCGCACTGACTGGCACGCCGATCCTCAACCGGCCGCAGGAGATGTGGACGCTCGTGGATTTCTGCCTGCGCCATGTCCCGGTCTGGAAGCGCCCGCAGTACATGCGGAGCAAGAGCAAGTTTTGGGAACGCTACGCCGGCTACCGCGAGGGCTACCGGGGCTACTACGAGTTCACCGGGCCGCAGAACCTGGACGAGCTGCGGCAGGAGTGCCGGCGGCTGTTCATGATCCGCCGTTTGAAATCGCAGGTGCTGACCGATCTGCCGCCCAAGATCCGCCAGGTGGTTCAGGTGCCCAGCGACGCCTACCGCGAGGTGATCGCACGCGAGTGGGCTGCGCAGAAGGCCAAAGCGGAACAACTTGCCCTGGCGCGGGCGAAGATGCTCTTCGCCAAGGCCGCGGGAACCGAGGAAGAGTACCGCGAGGCGGTGCGCGAGCTGCGCGAGGCCCAGGCCGTCGCGTTCGAGGAGATGAGCCGCGTGCGGCACGAGGTGGGGCTGGCTACGCTGGGCGCCTCGGAGTCCATCATCGAGAGCATTCTCGACGGCGGCAAGAAAGTGGTTTTCTTCGCGCATCACCGCGACGTCATCGAGAAACTCAGCGACCTGTGCGCAGAGCATATCGGAAAAGACAAGGTGGTGGTGTTGTACGGGGGCATGAGCGAAAGCGCCAAAGACGCTGCGCGGGAACGGTTCCAGAGGGACAAGTCCGTGCAGGTGTTCGTCGGCTCCATCATGGCCGCCGGCGTGGGTCTGACCCTCACTGCCGCGTCGCATGTCGTGTTCCTCGAGCTGGACTGGGTGCCAGCCAACGTGGCGCAGGCTGAGGATCGGCTGCACCGCATCGGGCAGGAAGAGCCTGTGCTGGTGCAGCACCTGGTGCTCGAAGGCTCGCTTACGGCCCGCATGGCGCAAGTGGTGGTCGAGAAGCAGCGCACCATCGAGGAGGCCATGGACGGAGACTACAGCAATCCCTACGCGGGCGAGGTCGTCACTGCTGCGGATGCGGACAACCCCGGCGGCGTGGCAGTGAGCCGCGAGCGGATCCACAAGGAGGCGGAATCCTTGCCGGAGAGGCACGTCGTCCTGATCCGGTCTTTCATCCGCTACCTCGCTTCCGCCTGCGACTACGCCGGCAGACGGGACGACTGCGGTTTCAACAAGTACGATGCCGTCCTGGGACACCGATTGGCGGGTATTCCCGATGAGCAGTTCACTCCGCGCGTGGCGGTGCTTGCCAAGGCGTTGTGCCGCAAGTACCATCGCCAGTTGATCGCGGAGTTTGGCAGCGACGCCTACGAAACGGTCTACGGCGCCCCCTCATCCGAACGCAAGAGGGTTCGCAATCCCCAGGGTCGCGACAGCGGAGATGATCCGGTGGAGGAGCTGTTCCGGCTGCAGTCCCTGTGACCGGGCGCCTTGCGGAGCGCATCCGCCGCAGCAGAGGCGCGCCCGGAGGATGTCGAGTCAGCCGGAGCAGACATAAACCACTCGCCCCTGCGGATCCAGCACTCGCACGGTCCTGCCTTGTGCTGCCAGCTGCCACGCCCGGGCCACCGCCGGTTCCAGGGACGGATACTCGCCATCGTCGTACCAATGCTCGCGGTAGAGGCATCGGTACTGCACCAGCCACCACTGCTGCGGCGCGAAGTACATGGCTTGCCATGCAGGCTGGACAGCCGTTTCGGCGCCTGTCGGCCTGCTGCTCCCGCCCGGACGCGCCAGGCGGGATCACAACGCTGTGATGATGCTACATGATCACGCCGCCGGTTGTCCAGATCCTGCGCTGCGCCGCTTGCGCTGCGTGGACTGGGCCGCCGCCGCTTCCGCCGCCTCCTCCGCAGCCCAGATCTGATCCGCAGTAAAGAACTCGTGCAGGAACTGGTTCCAGCGCTCGGGAGCTTTGCTGACCACGTCCCAGATCGGCGGGAACGTCTTGATCAGGGTGCCGACAACCTGCTCGCCATACTGGAGCACGCTGTCATACACGATCCGTCCCTGCGCCTGCTCGCCGAACATCCCGGCGTCGGTCAGCTCGATAAGGCGTGCAGCGAAATCGGCTCCGCTCTCGCCGTCGGAGAACGACTGGAGAAGCGGACGGCGGATCATGCCGAGGAACTGGTGGAACTGTGTCATGGTTGTGTCTCCCTGTGGTGTCGGCGGCTGCGGCTGTCCCTCCGGAGCCGCACCCGGCTGCACCGCCCCGGCGGGCGGAACGACGCCGGCGGGCATGGATGCTGGCGGGACCGGCTGTCCCTGCCCTGTTTTCGCCACCGCCATATTGTACATCGCACCTGCGATGACGGTTCCCAGAATTGACAGGCCCTGCACGATCTGCGGAATGTAGTCGGTCCACGATGATTTTGGCGACGGCTGATCCTCGATGCCCAGCAGGTCGCGCAGCTTCTCCTTCACGCCGGAGAGTTCCTCTAGGCTCTGCATCAGCGACTTCGGCTGCTGATCCTGGCTCGCCGGCTCTGTTTGCGGCTGCGCTGCGCTGCGGGCAAGCATCGTTTCCATGGCACGGATTCGCTCTTCCTGGATCTGAAACACGCGGTCGATGTACTGCTTGTCGCGTTCCATCATCAGCGCAAGCACGCGCTCCATGTCCGACTGCGGTTTCTCCGGGATCATCTCGCGGATCACCTGCATGGTCTCCTTGAGCACTGCCGTAGGATTCTGCGCTGTCGGCTGAATCTTCAGGGCCTGCTCGACGCCCTTGTTCATTATCTGGGCGGCGCCTTCCGTTGCTGCCTTGATGACTTCCAGACTGCGGGCCGCAATGTCGGCGTCGCTGGCTGCGCCGCGGCTTTTCTCCACCTCGGCGCGCTTCGCTTTTTCCTCGGCTACGGCCAGCATTCTGTCCGTCATGCGGTTGACAGTGCTTGCCAGCTCTTTGACTGCTTCCACGTTCGCCATGTCGTCCTCGTTCTCCTTCCTGCTTCTGAAACCCTCGTCCCCCGGAACCTGGATGCCCTGGCTCCGACACCATGTGATGTAGCTCTGGTTTAGCGGATCTGTGACCTCCAGGTGGTCGAGATCGAGTACCGGGCGGTGCTGCGAAAGATCCCGGCCACCCAGATTGCGTATCGTGCAGGTGGTCACATTGGAGAGTCCCATGTCCGAATCGTTCAGCTTGAGGTGGTAGTCGCCGGCGCCGTACATTCTGAGCAGATCGTCTTGCGAGACATACTCGTAGAGCTTGTCTACCTGACGGTGCCCCTGTTTCATGACGGGCCAGATCCGGTAGAGGTAAACCACGACGCGGTCGTGGTACTCCGGCTTTTCCATCAGGCTGCGCCAGTAGTCGAAGAATTTCGCCGGCTTGACTCGGGCGTCCGTAGTGTCATCGCGGAAGTGGCGCGTGATCGGCTTCGGCAGCGGTTTGATCAACACTTTCGGGGGCCGCTTCTTCCGCTCCTTCGGCGAAGCCGGCACTCGCACAGCACGCTGCGGCTCCGTTTCAGGCTCCCGATCCTCGGGAGCCGCTTCGTCCCGCAACTCCTGCTCGATCAGCTCCGCTTCCGTCTGCCGCTGTTGTTCCAGATACTCCTCCAGCGCCTGATCTTCAGGTGCGGGAGGCACGGGCTTGATTTCGTCTGCACCAGCCATTTACCCTCCATCGGCGCAGATGTGCGCAGATCGAGTCTATCACAGGGCGAAGAACATTGAGACGGAGGGATTGACATCATGCTTGACATCGGCGCCATAGGAACATTTCCGGACAGGAATGTTTCTGCGGGAAATCAACAACTTGCAAAGGCCGTCCGCTGCCCCGTAGTTGCATAAGATATAAGTATCATATTGCACTGCGATTTCCGCTGTGGGACTATGCCCGCAGCGTGAACCAATCCTTCCTGCATCCGGTTTTGGGCGCAGTGAACGTCCGCGCCGACACGGTGCCCGACGGGGGAGACGGGCAGACGGCTGCGGTGATCCGCCTGATGACGGAATACGCCGTCCAGGACAGCCGCAGCGCCGCAGTCCAGGACGCAGTGCGCGAGGCGCAGGTCGCCTACCCCGGACTGTCGCCCGAAGAGCAGATCTTTTATTACGTCCGGGGCCGCGTCCGGTTTGTCGAGGACGAGGTGACGGCCCTGCCGCTCCAGACCTGGTATCAGGAGCCGATAGTCGAAGCGCTGATCCGCCCGGCGGATCTTCTCGCACAGCGTCCTGTGGCCCAGGGCGACTGCGACGACTTCTCCATGCTCGTCGCGGCGATGCTGCTCGCGCAGGGCATTCCCTGCTCCTACGTCACTGTCGCCGCCGATCCGAGGGATCCCGGCCAGTTCAGCCACGTCTACGTTGCGAGCTACCGCAACGGCAAGAGGGTCCCCATCGACGCCAGCCACGGCGAGTATCCGGGCTGGGAAGCCAGGTCGCCGTACCGCAGGACGGAGTGGCCCGTGGCTGACGAGGAGATGATTCGAAACAGAGCGCTGGCGCTGGCAATTGCGCTGGCGGCAGGAGTGTACATCCTATGCAGGTAGCGACTCCGGGTTGTGCCACTTGCCCCGTCATGCCGGTCTCCGGCCTGGGCGACTGGTCACAGACTATCCAGGACATGCTTACGAGCTGGTCGAAGGCCGGGCAGCAGATCCTGCTCAATCTCAACCAGCCGAAAGTGTACGAGTCCACGCCAACGGGTACGACAGTGTATGCCACAGGAACCAGCGGGGCTTTGGGTCCGGTAGGCTCGCAGCGCACCGTGACCCCGGCGGAAAACGTGGTCGGGCAAATCTCCACCACGACGCTCCTGGTGGTTGGCGGAATCGTCATCGTCGCAATGATGATGTTCAGAAAGGAAGAATGAGAATGCCACTGAGGGTAAAGAACATCGAGCAGGGATTCACGGATTCGCAGGGGAGATTCCATCCGATCCGTGCATCGAGCGACTACGACCCCGTCCGGGCCGGCGACAATCTGCCTCCGGAATTGAAGAAGAAATTTGCCAGATCCGGCAGGAAGAAGGCAACCAAGAAAGCTGCGACGAAAGCCGTGAAGAAAGCTGCGAAGAAAACTGTCGCTCGCGGTGCGGTCAGATTGTCCAGCCGGAAGCAGAGGAAACGGAATCCGATCCCTGTCGACCGCTACATCAAGGCCAGGGTCAAACGCACCCGCAGCGGCGACATCAAGATCATGATTGGCTGACAATGACGCTGACCAATCCAGTTCTGGCTCCGCACGCTCCTCCGGCTCCGCTGCGCCACGCGAAGCCGGGGCGGGATCCCCGCTCCGGCTCCGTGCGGCGCGGCGTAGGGCAATACACCCCGGACATCAATGACGTGGTCATGCCGGAAGAGTATGGAGGATCCGGCATCAGCTGGAGCAGCGCAGCAACCAGTTACGGCACAAGCGTCGCCACTGCGGCTGCTTCCGGGCAGAACGTAGGGCAGGCTGCTGTTCTCGGCGGCGTGGCAACTGCGGGCCAGATCATGTCGGGCTTGACCTCTGCGGCCTGGGCCGTGCCTGTGATCGGCGCTGCCGTGGCCGGCGTCACGTTCTGGCTGTCTTCGATCTTCAGGCGGAACGCGCAGAAGAAAGCGGCCACTCAGATCGTGAACCAGATCGAGCCGAAACTGCAGGAGAATCTGCAGGCCTATTATTCCGGGCCGCGTACGAGGGAAAGCCAGGCGCAGGCGCTGCACAACTTCGATGCGGCATGGGAGGCGATGAGGCAGGCCTGTGCGAACTCGCAGTTGGGCGACGCCGGCCGCCGCTGCATCTCGGACCGGGATCGCGGCGCCTGCGTGTGGAAGGCGCGCTGTTCCCGCCGCATCGACGGCGTCTGCGTGGATTACGAGCTGGATCCGGCGGGCGAGTGCTGGAACTGGTTTGTCGGCTACCGCGATCCGATTGAGAAGGATCCGATGCCGGCGATGCTGGCGCAAAGCCGCAGTGCGTTGCCGGGCGTCGCGGATTCCCTGTCGTCCGGCGACAGCTCGCTGTTGCTGCTGGCAGGCGCTGGGCTGATCCTGTACTCGCTGCTGTCAGCGAAAGGAGACTGACCATGGCGATGATTCACCTCGGTTCTACGGATTGCCAATGCATCGCGCCGCCATGCCAGTGCGACATGAAGCTCGTCTACGATCCGGGCGAGTGCCCGCTGGGGACGAAAGCGGAGATCTACCACTCGCAGTCCGCGCCGGGCACGGCAGCGGCTACGGTTGTCCAGTACCAGTGCGTGCCGACATCTCCGGTCCTGGCCGGATTCGGCATCACGCCGAGGTGGCTTCTCATCGGCGGCTTGGCGTTGGCCGCGATCTGGTTTTTCAGCGGCGGAAAGGAGGGCTGATGCAGCTGCCAGTGCAAGGGAAGTTTGAAGAGGCCCCGGGCTGGGCGCTGCGTCCGGCATGGGGCCAGCAGTACGGGCGCAGCGATGGCGGGCGTCCTGAATGGGGCCAGAAGTATGGCCGCAGCCAGACTGCGGCTGCGCTGCGGCCCGACAGCCCGTGGTCCCGGCAGAACCGCAGTCCGCAGTGGGGCCGCCAGCGGATGCCCGAAGTGCGCAGATACCTGCGCGGGCTGGGCGGTGCGATTCCGTCGATGATGTCAGAGCCGGATTACGCGCAGGCCGCGTCGGATGCGAATTACTACTTCAATGTGTTCTTTCCGCGCTACAGCAATCAGTACTGGCAGCAGTCGAAAGACTTCGCCGACGCGGTTATCGCCGACCTCCAGTCGAGAGGCTACGAGCTGAGGAATCTGACTCTGGCCTGCGCTTCGTCGGACTGCTTCCCGGCCATGTACGGGTTCGTGATGGTCAAGGATGGGCGGTCCATGGAGGCGAGCGCCGGGAATCCGATCCGGTTCAACAGTCCGAGGGAAGAGGCGGATTTCCTCGACGCGGCGTTCGGCGGCAGCAGCAGCAGTCCCTATTGGATCGGTGGGCCTATGTCAGTGTCTGAAGGGGACATCGGAACGCTCATCGCCAATACGACTGTCACAAGCGTGGTTGCGGGGGATCCGGTATCTCCGCAGAGTTGCGGAGCGCTGATCGTCACCGCCAGCGGACCGCTCAAGGTGATCGGAGGGATGCTGCGAGGTGCGGCAATCGGCATCCGCCTCACGCACCTGGAGAGCGGAACGAGCTACCCGGCGAACGGAGACATCTTCTGGGGGGGAACCCTTGCCGACAGACAGAACTCCCTCAACCCTCCGTCCTACGCAACAGATTCTTTCCTCCTGACACCGCTGACGAATCCCGGAAACTACAAGGTGGAGGTCTACCTCGGGTATCCGCCGCATGTTGCCGGGCAGCTCAAAGGCACCTATTATCTCAACGTGCCGCAGAGCAAGTGCACCAGCAGCTACTACCCGTCATCAAACCAGACGGCCAACACCGCAACAACGACGCAGGCGGCCAACACCGCCACCACGACCACCTACCGCCGCGACGTGCAACTGCTCGCGCCGGACGGCTACCGCGCCGGCGGCAGGTTCACGCTGAAGGTTTGGGGCGCTCCGAACCAGGCGGTGGAAATCGCTGCGTGGCAGAACTCGCTCAGCCATGGGCGAACGGCGTACGGAACTACGGATTCCTCCGGCTACTTCGAAATCAGCGGCGTCTGGGCGCCGGAGCACGCCGGGCGCTGGCAGGAGGACATCTACGTCGGCGGCGAGCGGGTCGGCAGGCTGGACTTCGAGATCGCTGCGCCGCAGCAGACGAAACCGGCGGCGGACACGGTGGTGATCCTGCCTCCGGCCAACCAGCCGCCGCAGCCGGGGTCGGGCGCCTCTGTCGAAACTCCGTCTGACGGGACAGGCAGTGGAAGCGGAGACGTGGAGCCGTCGAGGCAAGCCGGATTCCCCATCTCGACGACAGTGCTTCTTGTCGGTGCGGCGGCGCTGGTGTTTCTTCTGGGAGGCAAGAAATGACAGTGCAACCCGGATCGATTGGGCAGCCAGTTGTGCCGCCGCCCGGGCAGCAGGACATGGCGATGGTCTACGGCCAATTGTTTGTGTTGGGATTCATCGCCTGGATCTTCTGGACCGTGTTTGTCGGCAGTGACAAGCCGCAATCGCGGTCCGGATTCGAAAAGGAGCGGTGATGGAAGAGGGGAAGCTCGACTGGATGAAATACATCCTCATCGGACTGGGCGTGTTGCTCGTGTTCCAGTGGCTTCGCGGGCATTACAGAAGGCCACCCGAACTGGCTGCCGGGGGGCAGCCGCAGCAACCGCAGCCGCAGCCGCAGAGCGCATCGCCGCAGCTGCAGCAACAGCCGCAGAGCACATCGACAACGCCGATTCCGGAGAGTACCGGCACGCCGCCGCCGGACGACGTTCTCAAGCAGGCGGCGCTGGATCCATCCAAGGCGTCGCTCGCAGGCGGGTGGCGCTTCAGTTGGCATGCCTGGAATTACTACCGGGCGCAGGCGGCCATCGAGGCCGGTTTGTGCTCGCCTCCGTGTTCGGAGTACGCGCCGGTGCTCGGCGAGCGCTTCGGGCTGACTGACTCGCAAGGCATCACGGCTGGGGAGTACCACGCATATCTGGCGCAGGCCGGCATGGGCCGCCTGTTCTGGGGCCGCAATGCCATGCATAGCAGCTGGAGGATGTGAGCGATGATGTGCTCCACGGAACCGGGATTTGTCAGCAGCACCCTGGACTGGGACGCCTACATGCAAACACAGCAAGGTCCGCAGGAGACTGAGCAGACGGAGCGGAAAATCCCGTCCTGGGTCTGGATCGCCGGCGCATTGGCATTGATGCTTGCGCTCGGGCGCGAGGGGGAACAGCAATGATGTTGCATCTTGGCGCCTACGATCCCAACGAGGAAATGCTGGACGTCTACTACTCTGGAGCAGACGTTGCAGATACCAACGCAGATCCCAACGAGGAAATGCTCAGCTCCTATTACGCCTCCCCATCGTACGCCTCTCCATCTGGTGGATCCTACAACACGATCCTGATCCCGGGAACAGTGCAGCCGCAGCAACAACCGCAGCAGCCACAGCAGCCGCAGCAGCCACAGCAGCAACAGCCGCAGCAGGTGCAGCAACAGCCGCAGCAGCAACCTCTTGTGGATTCAGGCGCAGTGTACAAGGTCACGACGAATGCGAAAGCGCCTCCGGACGTCCCTTGGGGTCTTTTGATCCTGGGCGCCGTGGCGCTGGTGATGTTTGTCAGAAACAATTAGAGGTTTTTATGTTTGTGAATCTGGGCAGCACGGAATCAACAACGATTTCCAGCCAGGGCGGATTCCTCGTGGCGAACGCGGCTGGCTCCGCTGCCACGGACTGCTCGGATGTCCGCAACTGGAGAACCGCCGTGATCAACGGAAAGTGTGTGCAGATCTGCGGCGCGGACCTGTCTACGGCGATTGAACTGGATCCCGCATCCTGCCGGCAGGGAACGATTCTCGGCATGGATTCCAGGACTGTTCTGCTCGCCGCCGCAGGGGGAATCCTGCTGCTGGTTCTGGTGAAGTCATGAAGGACACGACCGGGCGTCTCGACATTCTGGCTTTCGGCATCCTCGAGCGCATCGTGCAGCGGGATCCGGTGGCAAGCGCCGTGTTCCGCCTGCTGGAGCCGCAGATCCGGGACACGCTGCGAGTGCTGGACGTGCCATCGATCCGCACAGCAGTGCAGCAGGAAGCGGCGAAGGCGAAAGCGGAGAGCCGGCGGAAGGTGCCGCCTCCCAGCCGGAAGAGGAAGCAGATTCCGGCTGCGGTGACCGTAACCGGATCGGATGGCAGAGCCGAGGTCGTGGAAGCGGAGTGGATTTCATGATGGTGCGTCTCGGAGCAGTTTCGGTGACCGTGGTCGACAATCCGAACAAGTGCCCGGCGGGCACCTATCCGTCCACTATCGCCGTCGCCACCGGAGCGTCCACGCCCCGTTACGAGTGCCTGTCCGGCGAGCCGTGGTACTGCGAGTGGTTCGGCATCGGCTGCAAGGGCGTTCCCGCTGCGCCGCCCGCTGCGCCGCAGACCGAGCAGCAGTTGCGTGATCCGCTGCAATGGACGCCGGAGACGAGCGTGGATGCGACCAAGCAGGCCCAGGACGCAGTAACCGCTCAATGGCTCGCCAACACGGACGGAATCGCCCAGGTCCCGGCTTGGCTGTCGGACACCGGAAACGAGCTGAAGACCATGGTGACGGCGCCGGGATTGTGGTTCGTCGTGGGGGCCGCCGCGGTGGTGGCTGTGATCATTTTGGCAAAGAGGGTTTGACTATGCCTTTCATCAACGTTCATCCAGCGCCCGGTCTCGGGGAAATGCTGCCGGGATGGTATTTGGTGCCAAACAATCCGTTCCAGCCCCGCAAACCTGTGGCGATCGGCAAAGGCATGGGGCTGATGCTGCCTGCGTCGACGCCGATTCCGCAGAATCCCCTGATCGACACGCTGAAAACCGTGGGGATGCCCGCGGGGCAGACGGGCAAGGTGGGCGTGATCAACGGGCTGGGCGTGATCGATCTGGAGCAGTATGCAGCGAAGCTCGATCCGCGCAGCTGGAGCATGAACACCTGGCTGATCATCGGCGGCGCTTTGCTGATCATCCTGCTGATGACCCGCAAAGGCGCCAGCCGCTACGAGTACAAGGCGGCGAAAGCGGAGGCGAAGGCGCAGTACTACGCAGCGCTCGCCGCCGCCAAGAAGAAGCATCCGACCTTCATTGGAGCTGCTTACCAGCGCTACCAGCCGAAGGTATTCCTGGCTTAGGAGACGAACATGAGCAGACGCACTGGCGGACTCGTGATGGTCACCCCGGAGCGTGTCAGGCGCTTCAACCGGAGCTGGCCGGGATCGAAGCTGGATCCCGATCTCTACTACTACTTCGATTTCGACAGCGAAGGAACGCTGGTGGACGCATGGGCGCAGAGGACTCCAGGATCGAAACGCAGGATCGACACAGAGCCTTACGACGGGCCGGAACTCGTCGCGCTTGCCGAAGACGCGTACAACCTGCTCAGAACCAGGAAGTACAATCCGGCCTACGGCGACTACTACCTGGCCGACAGCCGCACGCACACGCTGAAGCGAGTGCCTGGCGACGAGATCGACGGCTGGAGGAGGCTGCAGAGTTCGACGCGCCGTCTGATCCGCGCGGGGGGCGATGATTTCTGGCGCCTGGTGAATTCCGGCTGGCGCATTGTGAATCCGTATCTCGGATTCAAGCGGCTGACCGAGGAACTCGCGGCTCGCGGCGCAGAGTCGCCGCGCGCTCTCGCCGCATGGATCGGAAGGCGAAAGTATGGAGCCAAGCGGTTCCAGAAGATGGCGCAGGAAGCGAGGCGGGGCAAACAGCGATGAACATCTACAGCACAGGCGGAGACGAGGCGGTCTGGACCCCGGACGGGTCGGCGCACGCGCTCGGCAGCGCAGCGCACCTGGACTACGAGTCTGCAGTGGAGCTGTTGCGGATCCTGGGACTGGCGAAGGCCAGGAATCCGAAAAAAGGCGCTGGAGAGGAGGATCCCTGGCGCAAGATTTCGGAAGACCGCGTGAAGAAGCTGCTTGCGTCGCCGGACATCAAGTCCCGGTTCAAGGCGGTGCAGGAAGCCCTGCTCGAACTCGGCATGGCGCCGTCGAAGGACAAGGCGCAGGCAATCGTGCTGTGGTCGCCGCGCCGCCTGGCGAACGTGAGCCTCAACAGCGGCAACCAGAAGACCGGGCCGACGCTGTGCACCAACGCCTCGCAGGCCAGCTGCCCCGACGGCGTCAACAACGCTAGCGGATTCCGCTGCCCGCTGTACGACTCCGGCTGCTACGCGGAGGACGGCAATCAGGGCCTGCAGCACACGGCCAAGCTCAACGAGGCTGCAGGGATCAACACGGGAAAGCGCGCAGTGGGCAAGGATCCGTCCAGGAGCCGCTACACGCCGGAGGATGTAGCCGAGGACGAAGCGGCGGTGCTCAGGATCGTGCATCCGTTCTGGCAGCTGCTGCGGCTGAACAACGGCGTGCGGCTGCACGTCGTCGGCGACTGCGTGACTCCGGCTGCGGCGAGAACCGTCGGCGCTGCGGCCCGGCTGTTCGCCGAGGGCAGGCTGACCGGCGCAGGCGTGCGCGAGAGCGGCGCGGCGGATGCGCGGAACGTGTGGAACTACACGCACGGCTGGCGCGACGTGCCGCGCTCGGCGTGGCCCGGCGAGATCAGCGTGCTGGCCAGTTGCGACACGGTCGAGGATCTTGAGGAGGCGCACCGCAAGGGATACGGCGCCGCCGTAGTCGTGCCCGACTACATCCAGCAGAAGATTGGCGAGACGGTGCGCTACTCCGGCAAGGCGATGACGACGGAGAACGGTTTCCGCCTGATCCCGTGTCCTTACGAGGTGGCTCACAAGAACAATCAGGGCCAGCGAATGTGGTGCATCGAGTGCAAACTCTGCCTGAGAGACGATTTCCTGCACAGCACGCGAAGCGCCATTGCGTTCGCTGCGCACGGTACGTCGGGTGCGAAGCGCACCACGGCGCAGCTTATCCAGATCGAGAGTCTGAAACCAGGAGCATCAGCATGAGCGGATTGGATGCATTTTATCGTTCGCTTGGCGTTGGCGGCGGGAGAAGGAACCCTTACCACCGCAGCAGGAATCCGAAAACCTCATACTCGATGACGCGCCTGCAAAACGACATGGCGCGGCTGCCGACGTACTACGAGACCATAGGCGAAGTGAACGACGCCATCGACCGCACGCTGCGCAAGCACGGACTGTCGCTTGCCGGCTACGTCGATCAGGCCGTGCCGTACGACCAGACCCGGATGATGATCCTGCCGACATCGGATCCCACGCTCTATCTCTCCGTGCAGATCTACCGCACTCCCAACGGGAGGTACGAGCTGACGACGTACGCGACGCGGGACTCCCGGCGCCGGCGCAATCCGGAGGGCGACGTGGAGGACACGGCGGCAGAGTACATCACCCGCGAGCTGATCCGGCGGTGGGGATCCGATGTGATGTCCGGCAGTTCCGTTTACGAGGAAGCGATTCCGCTGGGCAAAGGCGCAGCGATGATCGTGCGCCCGGCGGAAACCTACCAGGAACGAGGATCCGCGCTCTTCGACGTCTACTTCTGGACCGAGTCCAGCGGCGCCGGCGGAGAATGGCGGCGCAACAGCGACGTCTATTTCGAATCGATGGTCAGCTCGGACGACTGGGACCTGTCGGATCTCAAGGAGGCTTTGCACTACGCCATGCATCACAAGACCCTGCGCGGGTTCCAGCCCGTGCATTCCAAGGTGACAAACAAGGTTCTGCCGCCGGAAACCCGCTTCGGCATCATGCGCAACCCGGGTGGGGACGAGCCGACGGAATTCGAAGTCGACGCCGACGTCCCTGCCGGCTCCGGCGAGGAGCCGCCAGAACTGCCCCGGCCTGAGCTTGCGCTCGACCGCGCCGAGTGGATTTACGAGGAATTCCACGGCAAACCAAGCGAGGAGCTGATCGAATCGGAAGAGGAAATCCGTTTGCGCGACACGCTGGCCGTGCTCGGGCGCCTGGTGCAGATCATCGTGGAGTCGGCAGACGCGTCCCGCTACTCGATCACGTTCGGCGATGACACGATGCTGTGCGTCAGCGACGATGGCAAGCAGCTCTACGCCGTGGGCGGCGACCAGAGCCTCGACCTGGAGGCTCTGGGAGTCTCCGGACCCGCCGCTGAAAAGGACAAGGTTTTTGTCGGATCTGCGCTGCAGGTGACCTACCGCACGCGGAAGCAGTTCGACGACTTCGCCGAAGTGGACTACGTCCACGATTTCGGCGAGGATGGCGGAACATTGCCGCTGCTGGTGTACGACCGTCTCAACCAGACGGTGGAATTCGCCGGCGGCGACTACGAGATCAAGCGCGAGGGCATCGTCAACTGACGCAGCCACCGCCTTGAGAAACCAACAGGGAGGCCTGTATGGCGACAATCAAGCTGGTGCGGCGGCTAGCCAATCCCCGGAGAGTCCGCCGCGCCAATCCGAGAAAAAGGCGGCTGAAGTCGCGCCGCCGCAACCCCGCGCTCGTGCTTACGCTCGGCGCAGTCAATCCGAAACCCAAAAGGAGAAAGAACAGTATGGCTCGTTCCTATCGTCGTCGCAAGAACGCCCGGCGCCGCCGCACGGCTCGCAAGGCGATGGTGTTTCCTCTCATCCGCATGAAGGCCAACCGCCGGCGGCGCCGCCGGAATCCGGTCGTCATCCGCACTCGCCGGCGCTACGCCCGCAGGCGCCGGAATCCCGTGTTCAGCTCGGGCAACTGGACTGTCGTTGGCGGCGGCCTCGTCGGCGTGGCTGCCACCCGGTTCCTGGGCCAGGTGATCCCGCTGGGAATGCTGGGTTTCGCCGGCGGCATGGCTCCGCTGCTGCGCGACGCCATTGCGGCGTTCGTGGTGAGCTGGGGCGGCAACGCCGTGGTGGGAACCGGCAGCGAGAGCAAGACCAAGTTCCGCGACGGCATCACCTTCGGAGCGCTGATGCAGGTTGCGAGCACGGCGATCTCCGCCTTCGTGCCGAGCCTGCGGCAGTACGGCTTCGGCATCAGCGGCATGGGCTACATGATGCCGGCGCAGTTCCCGGTTCCGCAGAATCCGCTCGGTCTGCCGCCCGCTCCGGCTCCGCAGGCCCGGGTCACGGCCAATGGCCTGTCCCGTGCGTTCGGCACTGCGCTCTGACGTTGTTTTCCGCAGGGGGGGCGCCCGTGCAAGGCGTGGCGCCCCGTCGGCGGCGGTGAGAAACCAGGCCCGGCAGAGATGCCGGAGATGATTCACAGCATCCGCCCCCAGGGCGGGAAGGAGACAATGCAATGGCTGCTTATGACCAGATGATTCTCGATGCGTTTCGCAGCGAGACGTACGTCAACAACCGGATGGACGTGCAGCACACGCCCATCTACGACACCATCGAAATCGCTGCCGGAGGCTCGGTGACCGAGCTGACCACGTCGTTCTTCACCAACGTCGGACCGGCCAGCAACAAGACCAAGGCGCAGACCAACATGAGCCAGTCGCGGCGGCTGCCCGCTCCGGAGGCGTTCTCGATCTTCGGATTCCGCCTGCGCTGGCGTGAGGACATCCTGGCTGCCGACCTGTTCGGGATTTTGAACAACTTCGTGCTCCAGTTCTACCTGGGCCAGAAGATCTACCAGGAAGCCCCGTTGTGGTACTTCAGCCCCGGCGGCGGCGTCAACGCGGTTGTGACGCTGGACGGCGCGGCGTCCTCCACGACCATCGACTACTTCACCAACGGCGTGCCGCATCGCGAGTCGATGCACAAGCTCGCCATCCCCATCGTCATCGAGAACCAGATGACGTTCTGGGCGCAGCTGGCCGGCGGCACCTACACTCTGACCGCCAGCGGCAGCGGCGGAACCGGACTCCAGCTCCAGCTCATCCTCGACGGCTTCTACGCCCGCGGCGTGCAGTGAGAATCCGTCAGTCAATGACGGCAACCGGGAGGGGGCTTCCCGAAGCCCCCTCTCCTAAGTCAAACTTGATGTGACAGGAGAAACGCACCATGCGCAACAATCCCTATGCGCCGCCGGCGATCCGAGGCCTCGGCCGGCAGCCGGAAACGGCTCAGTACATTGACATCCCCCGGTTCCACCGCATCGAGGTGGCTCTGGCGGCGAGCGAGTTCATCCGCGACCGGGCGAGCGAGTTCAGCGACGAGGGTGATTTCATTCTCAGGGCCATCACCGTGGCTTCGTTCACCGGCGCGTTCAGCGTGCAGTTCACCGACGCCAACGGCTACGCGCTGTCCAACACGCTCATCAACCACTACACGTTCCTTGGCGCGAACAACAGCCCTGTGCCGTTTCCGGTGTTCCCCGAAGTGGTGTTCCCCAAGAGCAGCAAGATCAGCCTGAACATTCTCAACCTGACGACCTCGGCCAACACGGTGGTGTTCCTGCTGCACGGAGTGATGCGGGCGCAGGTGCTCAGGTAAGGAGGGCGGGCGATGGACTACTTCGACCTGCCGTTCTTCTACGTCTACGACGCCGCGCCGCTGGCCAACGGGCAGAGCTACGACGGGCTGGCGCTCACGGTCGACCGGGACGCCGAGTTCCGCCTGCGGGCCGTGTTCGGCATCAACCTGGTGTGCTCCGGCGGGATCTACTTCTACGACGGCGCGGGCCGTCCGGCGACTCCGAGCGGCTTCATCCACCCGGGCAGCCAGCCGCTGCTGATCCAGCCGGAGATCGTCTATCCGCCCGCAGGGCAGATCCGGTTCAACCTGTCGAACGTGCAGCGGGCGGCGCACAACTACACCGGACCGCAGAAGGCGTACTACAGCGTCCTGGGATTCTACGGCGTGAAACGGTTCACTGGCGCCGCTGCGCAGCAGATAGCCGAACAGGACCGCAGCAAGACGCCGTACCGCTACTACCCTTACCAGATCCGCAACGATCTGACGGTGAACATCTACAGCCACGTCTCGCCCGGCTTCACGCAGGAAGAATCGCCGCAGCAGTTCCGGATCGAGGTGGACAACTACGGCTACGACTGGTTCGCTCTGGCCGGCGAGCCGAGCCTGATCAACAACAAGCTGCTGCTGATGCCCTACGACTCGAGCGGCACGCGGCAGCTTGCCAGCGATTTCGTGCCGGCGTCGTTCCTGGCGTGGCGTCCGCACCGGCCATGGGCCTGTTTCCCTTCAGTGCCCGTGTTCTTCCCTGCCAGTTCACAAATGCGGATTGACTGGAAGAGCCGCTACACGGACACAGACACGCTGCCTGCAACGGTGCCGATCACGCTGATCGGAGCAAGGAGGATTGGATGCTGAACGCCATTGCCGACGGATTCACGCTGCATCCCGGCATGATTGAAGGACCGGGCCGCTACGAGCCGCTTGCCATTGCGCAACTCGAACTGCTGCGGCAGGCGAAGACGTACCGTCCGTACTGGACGCTGGTGCCGGAGAACAACCAGACGATTCCCGCCTACGGCAGCTACCAGTACCAGGTGCACCTGAAGCCGGGCAGCTGGCTGTACGGGCTTCAGCTGACCGTGCTCAATGTCCTGGATCAGCCGGAGCTGGCGATGGACAAGGCCGTGCTGAGCGTGCAGATCACGGAGACCTACAGCGGGGCGCAGATATTCAGCGAGCACAGCCGGACGCAGCCGCTGTGCAACCAGTGCTGGTTCGGCGACGAGTCCCGGCTGCAGTTTTTCCTGCTGAGCGATCCGAAGGTGGTGATCGACCCGGGCGACCTGGACATCGACGTCTGCAATCTGACCGACTCGGCCCGCAAGTGGAACCTGATCCTGTTCGCCGCGGAGCCGTACGAGCTGGTGGAGGCGTGAGATGCTGCAGGGCAGGTATGTTCCGAAGGCGAACGACGCAGACCGCACACTGTGGACGTTGACGCTGGAAACGCCCCGCTGGAGAAGCGAGCGGCTGTTCGGCTCCAGCCGCTACCGTCTGGACCAGCCGCCGTGGCTGATCATGCCGCCGAATGCGATTCCGTTCCAGAAGTTCAACTCGGTTCCGCTTCCGGCCAACAACGGCCTGGACGTCACCGTGCTGCAGTTCACCGTTCCGCAGGGATATGACGGCGTCATCAGCTCGCTGGTGCAGCAGTACACCGGCAACGGGTTTGTCGACGGCAGCGGCGACCTGAAGTGGCGCATCCGCATCGGCGACCGCTGGGCCGAGGACATGGGCAACATGATCACCCAGCTGGGCAGCCTGCAGTCGCCCTACCAGATCTACCGCAGCGGGGTCCGGCTGCGGGACCGGGACGTGGTCAGCTACATGGTCAACCACTCGACGGGAAGCAGCCTGAGCGGAGGCCGCATCATCTGCGGCTGCTTCGGTTGGTATTATCCTACTGCCTGAGGTATGAGGGATGGCGAATGGACTGTACCGGAAAGCGTGCGAGGCGTACAGCTTCCCGAACATCATCGGGCACACAATCCGGGTGAGCCTGATCCGGACCGCCGGGGGCTACACGCCGAACCTGCAGACCGACCAGTTCTACTCGATCATCCCTGCCGCGGCAATCGTCTTCGAAGGGCCGTCGCTGACAGGCAAAACTTTCACCGGCGGCGTCTTCAAAGCGGACGACGTCAACTTCGGCGTCGTGCCTGCCAGCCCTGCTGCGGACGGAATGGTCATCTGGCGGGACACCGGCACACCGGCCACCAGCGAGCTGCTGGTCTGGTACGACACCGCGCCGGGGCTGCCGGTGACGCCGGACGGGCTGAACTTCATCGTGGTGCAGTGGCCGCCGACGTTCATCTTCCGGTTGTGAGGGCAGCATGGCGCTCAGCATTTTGTGGATCGACGGCTTCGACGAGATCGGCAGCACGGACCAGAAGTACTCCGCATCCGAGCGCTCTGGCAGCTGGAGTTCGGGTCCGAACTCGGCCTACGGTTACGGCAGATCGCTGCGGGTGCAGAACGGCTGGGTCGCGCCAACGCTTTCCGGCGCCCCGTTCACCGTGCTCTTCTCGGCATTCGACCTGATCCTGTACAACGACTATGACGTCACGCAGCTGCAGTTCGAGTTCTGGGACGAGTCTGCGGCGTCGGTGCAATGCTACTTGAAAACCGCGTTGAACCAGACGACCTTGGGCTACGACCTGCAGCTGTACCGGGGTGCGGCGCTGCTCTACACCTGGACCGGCGTTCTGCAGCAGAATCTCTGGCAGCACGTCAGCTTGCGATGCAAGATCGATCCGACCTCCGGGAGCGTTACCCTTGCGGTGAACGGCGTCGACAAGGGCACATTCACCGGCAACACGCAGAACACGGCCAACACCCGGGTGGACCGGTTCCGGGTGAACATGACGGCCAACAACGAACGGGTCAACATCGACAACTGGGTCATCGCCGCCGGACTCGCGACGGATTCGCTGCTGCCGGTGGCCAGAGTTTACGGCGCTCTGATGCCGAACGCCAACGTCGCCGTGCAGTGGACGCCGAGCACGGGGCAGAACTGGCAAACGGTGGACGAGATCCCGCCAAGCGACACCGATTACAACAGCACGTCTACTTCCGGCAACCGGGACGTGTTCTCCCACGCAGCGCCGGCATCGGTGGGAGACACGGTTCTGGCGGTCAGGGTCAACGCCCGCGCGTATGCGGATGCGAGCGACCAGATCCAGAACCTGGTGCGGGTGTCGGGGACGGATTACTACGGCGCGGCGAAATCGCCGACGGCGAGCTACTTCAGCTACGGCTACCTCTGGCAGAACAACCCGGCGACCAGTTCGCCGTGGACGCCGACCGAGGCGATCAATGCAGGATTCGGATACAGGAGGGTGTAAATGGCCTACACGATTCTCTGGATGGACGGGTTCGACGAGATCGGCGACGCCGCCAACAAATACACCGGGGCGGCGGAGATCAGCAGCACATCGCAGGGCACCAGCACCAATGCCCCGTTCTCCTATGGGAGATCCTTGAAGTTCAACAGCGCCTTGGAAGTGATTCTGCAGAAGGTCATTCCCGGCGCTCCATACACGGTCTTCTTCGTGGGTTTCCATTTCCTGATCAACACCACGGACACTTCGGAACGCAACTTTATCCAGTTTTTGGATGCACAGAACAACGTCGTGCAGATCGAGCTGCGGAGGATCTGGGACAACGTGCTGCTGAAGCATGTCCTGCGCCTGTACCGCGGATCCACGCTGCTTGGAACCACCTCTGACGGGATTCCCCAGAATACCTGGGTCTGGGTCAGCGTGAAGCATGTCTGCAGCCAGAGCACCGGATCGGTCGAGGTCAAGCTCAACAACGCAACCGTGCTCACCTACAGCGGCAACACCCAGAACGGAGCCGCCAATCAGGTGCATCGACCAGTGATCCGCACCGGAACTGGCATAACTGATTTCTACTGCGACAACCTGGTGATCGCCACCGGTCTTGCGTCGGATCCACCGCTGTCCGAGTGCCGGATCTTCGGCGCGGTGGTTCCCACGTCGAGCTTCAGCACCGTCTTCACCCCGAACGCGGGAACGAACTGGTCCAACGTGAACGAGATCCCACCGAACGACGATTCCAGCTACAACTCCTCGAACACGGTTGGCGCTACCGATGTGTTTGTCTGCGCCCCGCCGACGCTTACCGGGGTGATTCCGGCGGTCAAGGTCAATTTCCGGGCGCGGAAGGACGACGCAGGAGTCAGGCAGCTTGCCCCGGTCATCCGGCCCGGAACGACGAATCAACAAGGAGCGAACATCGAGATCACCTCGAGCTACTTCAACCAGGGCTACATTTGGCCGACCAACCCGGATACCGGGATGGCGTGGAACCCGGGCGACATCGCGAATCTGAAATTCGGCTACAAGATCACGGCTTGATATGGCGGCACGCGTCAGCCAAACGAACAAGGAGATCGCGGGGACGTCGTCCTCGCCAACGGCCCGTGTCACGCAGGCCAGCGCCGAGATCCTGTCCACCGGAGCTGCGGCCAATGCCCTGGTAACCCAGGCGAATGCGGAGATCCTGTCCACCGGAGCTGCGGCCAACGCGCTTGTGACCCAGGCCAGCGCGGAGATTCTCAACACGCAGTCCAATTCCAACGCGTGGGTGACCCAGGCCAGCGTGGAGGTCCTGGTTTACGTCCACAGCTGGATGATCTACGGCATTGGGCCGATAGACGAGTCCAGCGTGCCTGCTCCCACAGTGCTTCTGACGCCGCCGCCTCCGCCTCCGGTTTTCTACTACTACCCGTCCGGCGGCGGAAAGGTGCTCAAGTACAAGCCGGAGAAATCGGCAATCGACGACCGGTTGCTCGAGCTGCAGCGGATGTGGGAGGACTACGCCCAGGCGGCTGTGGAAGAGAATCCGCCGGCTGGCGTCCGCGGCCTTGGTTCCGTGGGCCGGATCAGCAACGGCTTCCGGTGGCTGGAATTCGGACGCCAGCGGAGACCGTGGATGCGGCAGGGATCGATTGTGACGCCCGCGCCGGCCAACGGCGACACCGTGGTGTGCGAGTTCGAGGCGCCGGAAGGCTACTACGGCTGGCTGAGCGGTTTCTGGTGGGCCTACACGGGCGCCGGCTACATCGAGGGCAGCACGGACATCGAGTGGCGGATCCGGATTGGCGACCAGTACCCGGACGGGTACGGGCAGGTGCGGTTCCAGATGGGCACTCCGACAGATCCGCTCGCCATCACCGGCATGCTGCCGCTGCGATCCAGGCAGAAAGTGCAGCTGATCGTGTTCGTCAAGAACGACAGCGGCAACATCCAGGTTGGCAGCAGCAGAATTGTCGGCGGGCTGCAGGGATGGCTGTACGAGCCGGAGCGGGTCGGAGAAGGAATTCACTGGTGAGGTAAAGCAATGGCAGGAAAGACCTACACGCATAGCGATGTGATCCTGAACCTCCTGAGGAACATCAACGCCTCGGGGTACGCCAACGTCTACATGGGGCTTCTCTCCACGGCCCCGGTCAACGACGGCGACCCCGGCACGGAACTCAGCGGAAACGGCTACGCGCGGCAGGTGATCACGTTCTCCGCGCCGGTTGCCGGAACAGGCGAGTCGAGGAAGATCGACAACAACGCGGACGTGGAGTTCGGCCCGGCCACGGCCAACTGGCCTACTGTGGTGGCGGCAGCGCTTTACACGGCAGTCACTGGCGGAACCATGCTCTACTGGGGCAATCTGACAACGCCAAAGACCGTGCAGAGCGGGGACACGCTCCGGTTCACAGCGGGCAACGCAACGGTCAGCGAGGACTGAAGCATGGCGATCACGAGTCTGGACGACTACATCGCCGCGGCCAAGCGGCGCATCACGTTCATGAAGAGCGCGGCCAGAACCACCGTGGCCGGGACTCAGTTCAGCGTCTTCGACCTGGCGGGCAACCCTGGCGCGGGCACGCTGGCCATCGGCAACACAGCCAACGGCGTTGTCCACACGAGCGCCACCGCCGGATATCCGGCGATTCCGAACTCCGGCGGAACCCTTTACATCAGCATCCTGAGCCTCAGCTGGAGCGTGCAGGGGCGCATAATGCTGTACGACCGCCTGTTCGCCTGCGGGGCCTACGCGTACAACGCCGACG